ATGAGATTTATATTCCTCTTTATCAGCGCAATTTCTATTCCATGTTATGCAGCGTCAGAAGCAATGCAACTTCATTACTGCGAAACTGTTAAAAAAGCAGCAAGTGGCGTGATGGATGCTAGACAACATGAGGTGCCAGCTAAAGAGTTACATGACATAGCCAATCATCTTGAAGAGGAACAAGCAAAACAAATTTATCAAGAACTTATCAAATCTGCATATTCTTCAAAGCTATTTGAAGACCCTCTTATCAAATCAAAAGCTGTCGAAAATTTTCAAACCATGTGGCATGAACAATGTTTAGCAAAAGATTTAGTTAAAAATATATGAGGGTGGTAGAGAGAAGTAGCTAACTGGAAGGCAAGTCCATGTAATTAGCTTCTAAATATCTAATTTAATGAATGTCGGGTGGCGGCTAATTTTTTAAAATTATTGTATTTATTCATTTAATCTTCTATTTTTGTTTAGATGAAAGTACGACATAGAATGTCGGTTGCTAACTTTTATTACAAGAAACATATTAGATAGATTGATAAAATATGGTTAATGACAACCTTGCTATTGCTGATGAAGATATGACTGCAAAATTTCATGTTATCTATGATGGGGAAGCCTTAAATGAGCATCTCATGGATGTTCGTGATCTTGCGTCTGCAATGATGGCAGTTAGCGACCTTTTAACCCATGCAAACCAAGAAATTAATGGGGACAATCTTAAAGTTGAGCTTAAAGTAAAAGCTAATTTTAAGGCGGGTAGCTTCGGGATTGAGTTCGTTGAGGTGATGACATGGTATAAGCAAGTAGTAGATATTTTGTCGGGACAGGAATTTACTGCTATAGCAAATGCTGGAGCTTTAATTGGAATTATTGGGCTTTTTAAAGGCCCTAGAAATGGCTTAATTCAACTATATAAATATTTAAAAGGAAATCCCCCTTTAAAAATTGAAGAAGATCTTGATGGAGGGGTTAAAGTTTTTTATGAAGAGACAGACTTTATCCTAGTTGAAAAAAGAGTTCTGCAACTTTACAGAAGTCAAACTATAGCTAGTGATATTTCAAAGATGCTCGAGCCATTAAAAAAAGAAGGAATAGATTCTTTTTATGTGGTCAAAGACTCTGATAAAGACAATGTTGAAGTAATGATTGATGAGTCGGAAGTTGAATATTTTCACTATCAAGATTTTGATGACTCTATTAACTATGAAATCTCTGAAACATTTCTCCAAATTGAATCTATTTCATTTAAAGAAAGTAATAAGTGGAAGTTTAGTAATGGCTCAATAATTTTTAATGCGCAGATATTAGATGCAAACTTTTTAGAGCGAATTGATAATGGCGATTTAAGGTTTGGCAAAGGCGATATTCTTAAAGTTCAACTAAGAACCTCACAATATATCGTTCACAATAAACTAAAAACAGAATATCAAGTCATTAAAGTAATTGAGCATAGGGCTGTTAAAGCAGAACAAGGTAAATTCGACATCTAACTGACTACTTTACTGTGTAAATAAAGAGAACTGCTAGATATAGTGGTTTTTTTATACCTTGTGCTATCCTCTTAAAAAAATAAGGAGATGTGTATGTGGATAATACTATTAATAATCATAATATTTATATTAGCTGTGGGAGTGTCAGTAAAAAAGGAATTAAAGAAGAGTGGTGGATATAAAAATTATAAGGCTCAAAGGTTGAGAGAATGGGAGATGGAAAAAGAATCATCTCATTTAAATGCGAGCAAAGAGGTGAAAGTAGAAATTCCAGATCCATTTTTAAAATATGGTGGAGAATTTAAAGAATATGAACTTGAATATGATTGTGCTTACGACTTTGAACAATATCCATTTGAAGTAGTTGGCGAGTCTTCCTATCAAGGAAATATCAAGAAATTTGCGATACAGCGCGAAAATAAGGGCTGTTTTACAGAAGTAATTGCAAAAATAATTAGAGAGCCAACCAATAAATATGACAAAAATGCATGCCGTGTTGTGATAAATGGTCTGACAGTTGGCTATTTGCCGCGAAATAATGCTGAAAGCTGGGTTAGGTTGCTAAATAAACTGAATATACATGAAGCAGCTCAAATCAATGTTAACGCAGTTATCGTTGGTGGTGGTAGTGCTGAATATAGTTATGGTGTTAGATTAAATATTCCTACTAGAATTGCTAACTCTGCAAAATACATCAAAGAATTGAAAGAGCAAGTAAATGAATAAAATTTTAGTATTATGCCTTTTTATATTTTTAGCAGGTTGTAGCGATAAAGATCCAAACAGTAAGCCTATATATGGCAAGGAATATGGATTGCCTGCTAATTGTAGGGCTTATATTCAAGTCTCTATAAATCAGTGGCGCAAAGGAACATATGATACTGAAACTACAATAGATGCTATTGAGCGGAATTGTGGTGAGAATGGAGAGCTTTGGAACTACAAGCCTAAATAAAGCACTCTAAGGCGCTTTAGAGCCAACCGATTTATGGTTACTTGTTTTCTAATTGAGAAGTAATAAAAAACCACCTAATTCTTTCGAACTAAGTGGTTTTTAAATTTTGGAGCGGGAAACGAGACTCGAACTCGCGACCCCAACCTTGGCAAGGTTATAATTAATATTAAATAACAAAGGCTTATATTTTAATGGTGTCTGAGTGGTGTCGAATAATTTTTTACAATTTTCTAGGGTTCATCTATACTTTTATTATAAGAAAAATTAATCAGCAAACAAATATTATTGGTGAAGTGGTATTAGAATATCTTTCACATCTCAAGTTAATAGAACTTTTTAATTTAAAGAAGTTAGCAAAAATTTATTGATAAATTAGGTTTTTAAAATTATGTGTTATTCAAACAACTTTTGGTCATGGGTGGGTTGTAATGCTGGACAAATCCAAATATTGATTGCTGTAATTGCTTTACTGTTAGCTATTATCCCTATCCGACACGCATATAAACAATTTAAGCTTAGTAATGCTCAAAGAGCATTTGAGCTAAAAATGAATCTATATCGACTCACAAATGAAAATATAGTTGAAATAACTAAAACATATGAAAAGTACTCTAAATTAATCTCGGAATATGAAAATGTTAATAGTATTTTACTAGAAAAAGGTGATCCAGATGCTTCAACTATTTCAAATAGTCTAGAAAATCTAAAGGATCAAAAGAAAGAACTTTTTAAACAAATCGAAGGACTAGATCAATTTGGTATATCTTTATCAAATACTAACTTTAGTAACCTTGATGAATTAGAAGATAAAATAAATCTATCTATTAAGATTTTGGTTCAATCCGCTATAAATAATGTTGGCTCGTTGAACATAGAAGATTCCTTTAGAGCAGTAAAAAAAGTAAAGAATATTTCTTAATTTGATACTACGAAAAAATAATGAAGGCGCTTTAAGCGCCTTTTTAGTTTTTACGTCTCGACTGCCGCTGCTGCCTTTGAATATTCAGGTTTTCAAGAATAGGCATCACTTCATTCGGATCGTAAAGATGCTTGCCATCAGTCCCTTTATTGAATGGACGAAGCTCATCAATAATCAATTTACGAGACAGGCTATAGCGCTCCATTAACCATGCTGCAGTAACACGGTTCGGTATTTCCTCAGCTTTCATTTCAATGACTTTCCCAACATTAGGGATGATCTCATGAATGAATACCTGAGGTGGTTTTTCTGCTTCAACAACGACTATATATTTTCCCATAACTTTACCTATCTAATTACCCCTAAATACTGCAATGTTCTCAAGAGTGACCGCAGAGGGTCAGCAATACAGTCACTCATGTAGAACATCGCAGCTCTAAAATTGTTTTACTTTCTCCAAGTCGCTTCTTTAAATTTTGCCTCATCCACCAAGCTGTCGATTTGAGATGGGTTCACATTGTCGTAGTAATGATTCATTAGGTTGCCGAACACAATCAGTGTTCGGGCAGTAGAGGAGTAACGGAAGCTCATTAGGCAATTTCTCCCTTAGCAAGCTTTTCAATTTCAACTTGAACGGCTGATAGTTTCGCCACTTCAATTTGCATGAGTGAATCTATTCCTAAGTATTCACATACGGTTTTAACGTCTAAACCACGCTCATCTATAAAAGCTTGTAATTGATCCCGTTGCTTATCACTAATGCCATTAAATTCGGGTGGACTAATCCATGAGTTCCTTTCTTTGTCGTACTGGCAGTTCAAGGCTTTAGCACGCATTAACATTGTTTGACGCATGTTCTGGTAATACATGTGTTCTTTATCAAGTGATTCAGTTAATTGATTCAGATCACCAGCATGCTCGGCTTCTTCACAGCTTTGTTTCCAGTTTTCTAGCTCTTCTTGAGCTTTAGCTGCTGCAAGTTGAGTAGGTGTTAAGGTGTTGATGTGATCTTTAGCTTGAGTAATCAGATCAGCCAAGAAAGTAGGATTAGCTTTAAGATCTGGTACCCATACTTCGCCAGTTTCTCCTCCCAGTGCACCCGAGTTTTTTGCATGATGGGTAGGGGATGGTTTAAAGCTAATTACACGGGCATTCTTACCTTCGCCTGTAGTAACTGTTGTTAAATAACCCATGATGTCGGCAATACGGTAAAGCTCATTACGGTTTTTACCGCCTAGGTCTGGTCGATAAATAATTTGATCACCGTTTTGATCTTCTGAAGCATGCGCAATGAAGACAACATCTTTGCCTAGACTGATTAAAGTGTTGATGTATTGCTTGAACGTTTGATTCGCTAAACCTTGAGCTTTTAATTTTAAAGAACCATCTTTTTGACGGTTATTAGCAGTTAGCAATAGATGGGTTTTAATGCATTCAAGCATTGCGCCAACGGTATCAATAACTACGGTTTTATAAGGTGCTAAGTCTTGAGGAGTTAGGTTTGCTACATCACTCCATTGTTGAACCTGTACAACCGCACCACGACGTAATTCACCAGTACGATGAGCGCCACGGTCAAAGTCAAAAGATATTGCTTTTTCCGCAGTAAAGCCCATTGACGATTTACCCAAACCCGGATCAGCGTATAGATACACAATAATTGCTTGAACTAATAAAGTTTGGTCAGCAGTAATAATAGGTAGAGCCATTTTTCTTATCCTTATTTTGAACCTGTAAAGCCGCGCTTTTTCTTATAAGCTTTGCGGTCATTTGAAGGAATGTGTGAGGCAGCTAAATCCTTAGCAAGTTGCTTTGAGCGCTGGAAGCTAATCTCATTCATTAAGGATGCATAAACCTTAGGGCGCTTCGCCTTAAACTCTTCAACATTTAAAGGAGTCTTCACTTCACCTTTTACTGTGTACAGAACACTGCCGTTTGCATTGGCTGCGTAAACAGTCCAGCCAATACGTACAGAGTAGAGACCAGTTAAGCGGTCGAGACCGATATAGGCTTTAATACCGTCTGGATGTGGTTTGAATTGAGCATTCATGATTAGCCTCCCATCATCCAAGATGCAGTGGCTACAGCAATCACCCAAAGAACGAATGAAAGGGCAATGAATATAAGGAAGTCGATGACGTTCGCTTTAATGGTTGCGAAACGAGAAGGGCGCTGTTCTTCAACAGTAGGGTGTTGATATAAGCGTGATGTGGTTTGACTAGGAATAGGGTTTTGTTTCATACTTACCTCGCGTAATGCAAAGCCCCGTTGCCGTCCAAAGTTCCGGGGCTTTTTGTTGTCTACGAGATAAATATGAACTATTGGTTCAATTTAGTCAAGAACCGATAGTTCAAATATTGGGATTTTGATGTATAAGGTCGTTTATATTTTTCATTACTTCACTGTAGCTATCAGAATTAAGTAAAGAATATTTAGGATTCTCAAGTTCATGAATTTTGAAACCTTCTTCTTTAGTATTTGTTGCTAAAGTCTCCATACCTAAAATAACTTGGGTAAACCCAATAGATGAAATCACCTGTACAATTTTATCCAAATTTTCTATATCTTGACCATTTTGCTGAATTGTATCGATGACTATTGGAAATAGAGGAAAGTCGGTGAATTCAAAATTCATAAAGATATAGGCTAAATGAATTGCGAGTATGCTTCGACTGCTTGAGCTTCCACTTAACTTTGGCTTTAAATGCACGCGAGTAGGCACAGTTTGTGATTCAATCTCTAATTGATTATAAAAATATTTAATATGAGTTTTTAGTTTGTCCTTTCTTTCTTTTACTGAGTTTGAACTGTCAATACTTTCAATGCGAGTTTGATTTTCAAGAATAGTTGTATTTATCTTATCAATATCACTAAGTATATTGGTGATGTTAAAATCTATATTTGATCTAATATTTTTAGATGAATAACTATATAAAATATCGTTGAAAGTATAGCTTTCACTTACTTTATTTTCTAATTGATTCTCAAAATTTTCTATTTCATTGTTTATAAGATTTAACTTGTTTACAGCAGCATTCTGTTGCTTTTTTAAGTCATCTAATTGCTGATTAAGGAAAAATATATTTTCTTCAATACCTTGTATATCAAACTCTAAAGCAAGGTTGGCTTTAAGTGTTTTTTTATGATGTGTACCACAAGTAGGGCATTCTATTAAAGTTTCATTAGGAATCTCATTTAAAACAGATAAATCAGCTAAAGATTCATTGTGTAAAGTAACTGCACTTTTAAGTAAATTTCTTACTTTATATCGCTCGGAAATAATATTTGTTACTTCATTCTTTAGTTCATCTTGTAGTTTTTTTGACTTCAATAATATTTCAGAACTTTCCTCTATCGTCTTAATAAATAAATTCTCATTGATTTCAGGTAAATGATCAATCTCTTGATAACTTTCTAGTAACTCATTTTTTGACTGATTATAAATTTTTATTTTTAATTCATATTCTTTTTTTGAGCTAATTAATTGTTTTTGCTTCTGTTTTAGTATAATGGTTTCATTTGATATAATACCTGTAAAATGTTCAATAACTTGTTGGTAAAAATCAATATAACGGTTTAATCCTTCAAAAGGTCCTACCCATTTTGTGGTCCAACTTGTATCTTGATCAATATAATAAGGTGTAAGTAAACCTTGTAAACCAATAAAATATTCTTCTAAATTATTATATTGTATTAATGATAAAGGATAGTTAAATAATTTAGCTAGATATTCTTGCCATTCAGAGTTTCTTTCAGTTTCAATTAGTAGTTGTTTATCACTATTAAATAGCTTTCTATTTTCTTTATTTCGATAGAAATAGTAATAGCTATTTAAAAATTTTATTTTTAAAATTCCTATTAAATTTCTATCTAGTTTATTATCTGAGAATAAACTAGATGGCTCCATTCCCAAAATCCAAAATATACTTTTTATGATAGTGGATTTACCAGTATCATTTTTACCGTATATTACTAACTTCTTTTTGTTTAGATCTACTTTTATTGCTTTTCTTTCTTTTATTGATAGTAGTTGTATCTCCTTGAATATAACTTGTGATCTCATTCTGAACCCCGTTTCTTGTGTTACGTATAAGTTTTAAAAGATTATATATTGAAGTATTCATTACAGTAAACTGCTCCTTCGCTAATAATATATAAAAGGTTAGCACATTTTATATACTCGACACTAAAATTTTTTAAACCATTCTTTAAAACTTCATTAGTTAAATAATCCATAATCTCAGAAATAGTAGATAGTTTTTCTAGGTGAATAATAGAATCTAAATAAATTTGATGTATTAAAGAAAATAATTCTTGTACATCTACTTTACTTCGATCTCTTATTGTTAATAGTACTTCACGCGAAGGTTGGGTTAATTTTCTTCTTTTTAAAAAAGGATATCCTTCTTTTTCTAATTCACTTAATCCTTCTTCCATAAAGTTCTCAAGAGTGATTTTAGTCCTTTCTACACAAGAAATTATTTCTTCAAATTTATTTCTTGTCATACATCTCTCTAAGATTTGTTCATTATTTATGGCATAGTCAACGTTTGAACTCATCTGATTAAATTGACCAGTAATATAATTAACTGCAATTTTAATATTATTTAATTTAATTGGAAATTTACTATTCTCATTTAAATCTAAAATTTTCCCCATAACGTGAGTATCTGGTTCATCAACAGAAATTTTTGTTATATTAAAATTTATTAATGAATAGTCAATTTGATATTCACTATTTAAACTAAGTTGAGTTTTTAATTTTTTGTCGATTAAATTTAATTCATCTGTATGAATGTCATTTTTAAAATTGGAATTAGTATGCTCAATATCATTTTTATTTATATCTAATGCTTTTAATTTAGCATTAGATATAAAGTATAGTTTTGTTGAAACGGGATGAAAATCTAAATATCTTGTATAAAGTTTTGATAATACTGATTTTTCTAAAGTTTTTTTTCTTTTAACAGTATTAATTAAATCATTTATTTTCCATAAACCTGTTTCCTTTTTTTTGATTTGATAAAACTCTAGAGATGAAGGATTAGATAAAGAATCCAAAATTGTTAGATCTTCTTTAACCTCAGTACCTATAACAAAATCTAAATTTGAAGTAGACCACACTTCAAATGTTTTTAAAGTTGACCACCAATCTTGATATCTGAAACCACGTTTTGCATGTGCTCCAGTCTTTTCATCATCAGGCATATCAATTATTTTCTTTAAAATTATATTTGTATTTGTCGTCATTGTTAAACTTCTCTATATAAACCAACAACTTTCCCAATTAATTTGCAGCCTTCATGAAGCTCCATAATTTTTTCATGCCATTTGGGGTTTAATGGTTCTAAATACATGCCATCTGTTTCTATTACTAATTTTTTAAAAGTTGCTTCTTTATCTCCCTCACAGGAAACTATCACGAGATCGCCAGTTTTTAAATCACTGACCTGAAAATCTGGATTAACGTAGATTCTATCGTTAGGCTCAAATTTGGGTGACATAGATTCACCTCTGACAATCAAACCATATCCATTTTTTCCACATTTAGGATTGGGTGGTAACCATTCATCAAATTGGGTACCAACTGGTATTGCGTCAATAGAAGTCCATGTGCCTGCTGCGACCCACGATATGACAGGTATAAGCTTTCCATAGATTTCAATTTTATTTTCTATATCAATATTATTATCAAAAGTATTTTTATTTCTCGAAATATCTATGTCCCCAGCACCAGACAATAACCATTCAGAATTAACTTTTAAAAATTGAGCTATTAAAGGAATTTTTGAAGTTTCTGGTATAGCGTCACCGTTGAGCCATTTTCCTGCACCTTTATCAGAAATATTAAATTCCTTGCTCATAACACGAGCTCTGCCTCTAAGAGGATATCCAGCTTTATCCATGGCCTTATGAAGTCGTTTGGCAAACTCTTGCTTAACTAGATCTGTTTGTGAAGTCATTGCATCACCATTATGAACCATTGGTTCAATATTAAATGTTATTGAAAGAACTATCAGTTCCTGATAAAGTTGAACCAATAGTTCATTATTGGGTTGAAGATGAGCACCATAAAAGAAGTAATTAATGATGCGGGTGGAGTTTGTTCTGTTGCATTTGCAGTCCAGCTAAGTGAAAGGTCTATTTATAAATGGATTGAAAAGAACAGCTTGCCACGTTCTGAGTACACAGGTGAAAGCAACTATTCAAATTTGATAGCACAGTTATGTAAGAAATTTTCAGAACAAGAGATTTTGGAGATTGGAAATCCTCGTAAGGCAAAAAATATAGAGCGTAGGAACGAAGTAATCCCTACATGATTTTTATCAGGCAAGGGAGCTGCTCCTTTTATGAGAACCGATGAAATGAATGAAGCAAGAGAATTGGGTTTTTTAGGTGGAAAGCTCGATAACCCTATAACGGTCAAATTTAATGATTTGACCGATGAATCCATCGAAGGTGTGGCAAATGCCAGCGACATGACGAAAGCAGACTGGATACGAGAAGCTTGCATAGAAAAACTCTTGGTGGAAAGACGTAAGTTCAATCGTATGCGGAAGGTGTGGGGTCATCCTAAGGAAACAAGAAATGCCAGAGGATGCCATGAGAATACCGAGCCAAATTTAGAGCATTAAAAAAGCCTGATTTCGAGGATCAGGCTTCTATATTCACAAATCTAGGAACCCATGAATATGCAAAACAATTTATCAGAACAACCAATCGAACTCAACTCACAGGAATTTGTAGTAGGTGACATGGTGGTTGTTAATGAGCTGGATCATAAAGAAATTTTTGAAGTGTTTGGATTTTACTACAGCACACCTAAGAGACTTTTTGTTAAGTCAGCATGTGGGAAGCAATTAGCTCTACCAGTTCAATTCTTTAGATCGGCATCAATTGCTGAGTTAGAAGCGAAACGTCGATTAACTACAGAAGAATTAGCACGGGCGGAGGTGTCATGAATCAACAATTTAAACACCTTCCAGAACATAAGCAGAGAGAAGGTATTCAATCATGGTATGAGCCAGCTCTTAATCTCCTAAACGAATTGCTTGAACGAAACAAAGCAAATCTCCGTAAGCGTGGATACAACGAAAACAATGCAGCCATCACACGCGAAGAGTTTAGACAAGAACTCGCTCGCTGTGGCCGCATTACTTTGTATTTAGCTGGAGAAATTGAAACGAGTTTGTATAAGGCTCAAAAGATTGAATACATGGGCGGATATGTTAAGCCTAAGGTTGGTGAGTAATGAGTCTGGACGCAACCATTTGGGCTTGGAAAACCCGTCAAAAACAAAAGGCGGGTGGTGCATTAAAACCACTTAAAAAATTAGTCCTTCTTTCGCTTGCCGATCGAGCTGGTGAAACACATGAATGCTATCCAAGTATTGCTCGTTTAGTTGACGACACGGAAATGGATCGCAAGACCGTTTTAAAAATCATTGATGAGCTAATTGAAGACGGATTTATTGTCGATACAGGTAAGCGTGAAGGTAAAACTAAGCAGGTTAAAGTGTATCTTTTGATCGGAGTTAAGGGCCGTGAAACAGTCCCAACAACGGTACACTTTGATACGGGAAATGATGATTTAAACAGTACCAACAATGGAACAGTTCCAACAACGGAACAGTTCCAACAATTCCATGAAAGAGTCCCAACAATTCCGTTAAACAGTCCCAACGTTGGGACACGGAATCTACCAAAGAATCTTTCAGATGAATCTAAAAATAAAAAAACATGGTTGAGTTTGAAAAAACTTGGTGAAGAAATTCGTTTGGCAACTGATCAGGAAACTTACGAGCAAATCAAAAACGCGACTTGGTTCGATCGAGAGTTACGAGCATTTGAACTCTACAACGCTGACAAGAATCTTTGTGATGAACTCCTGAATTACCACTTTGCAGATTGGTTAATCAACGCATGTGGCAAATACCAAGCACGTGAACAGGCAAAGAACCAAAATACAACGACGCGGGTTCTAGTCCCGCAGGGGGAATCAAATCAACTCAGCGATAAACAGATTCACACCTTTGCTCAAAAACTTTCACAGCATCCTGAGTTCGCAAGTCAGTTTGCAGCTGCAGGGGAAAGTTACGATCAACTCGCAGCACGTATCGCCGTGAAACTTAGTGATCCAGCTCAGGCCAAACAATGGGAACCGTATCTCAAGCAAGTCGGGTTCAAAGGTTCTTTGCAGGGGGCAGCATGAAAATTCTTGAAATTATCGATTTAGAAAAAGCGATTGCTCGCCGTGACAAATTACGAGGCAAATACAACCGTAGTGGACTGTCTAATACTGATTACAACAAGTTACTTCAATTGGATAAGGCAATCGAGCAAGCAATCAAAAATGGTGAGTCTAAATGACATCAATGAGCCTTGCTGAATACCGTGAATTATTTCCAGTGAAGACAAAGAAACGCCGTTCAGCAAAGCAAGGTACCAGACAGCCAAGTGAAGGCGAGAGGGTACTGGCAACACACCTAAGAGCATGCAAGATCAGTTTTGAGCAGGAATATAAATTCCATCCAAAACGCAAATGGAGAGCAGATTTTCTGATTACGGGAACAAAGATTTTGGTAGAGGTGGAAGGTGGTATCTGGAGCGGTGGACGTCACACAAGAGGCAAAGGTTACATCGGGGATATGGAGAAATACAACGAAGCAGCAATGATGGGTTTTACAGTTTTACGGTTCAGTACAGAGCAAGTGAAGTCAGGTTTAGCGGTTCAGCAAATTGAAATATTAATGAAGGGTAAATAGGAAGGCGATTATGTTAGTTGAAAAGTTTGATTTTATTGAGTTACTTCGCCTTGCTATTGCTCAAAGCGAAGGTAAAGGGAAAATTACAAAATCGGTTGTTTTAGGGGAAATCGCTATATTGCCTTTGGGTGCAAAAAAGTGGGCTGAACTTCTGATTGAGCGGGTAGACTTTGAGCGTATTACTGAGGTTACAGAAGCAAAGAAAATATATGAGACCCGGATACTTGACGGAAAGGAATTTAAGAAACGTATTGATGAAATACCCGGCAAAGTTGAAATCAAAAAAGGTGATATTGATTCTGCTGATTTTTTCCGTGTTAGAAACGTCTTGGCTAGTAAGATCCATAAAGAGATGGTCAAGAAAAACTTCAAGCCGAATAATTGTCAAGGCGACTTAACTAATGTAGCCAAAGGTCTAGCTGAAGTTGTTTTACGTGGACGGTTGTTTACTAAGGCTATGTGTGGACACTGCCAAGGGTTAGGAAAACTAGAATTGTTTAATGATAAAGGATATCCAGTAGGCTCGAAGTTTTGCGAAAAATGTGCAGGTACTGGAAAGCGTCCATATACATTGCATGAGAAAATTACGATCGCAAAATTAAAAGTTTCTAAATCTGGTTATTCTGAACGTTATGAACCATATGAATTAATTGCTGAAGCATATATCGAAAATTGGGAAAATTGTATTAGAAATAGCCTTGCTCGATCGTTTCATTTTGAACCAGAAGAAATTTTCTTAGCTTGACATAGACAGAACGGTTGAGTATAAGTATTGCTAAAATGGGCGTTTTTAATTCTTACTCGCCAAAATATTTAATTAGCTCACAAAATAGTGGGCTTTTACTTTTATTTGAATACAAATTTTTAAAGTTATGGGAGACGCTTAATGAGTCAAGCGCAAGAACAGCGAGCTCAAGTAATATTAGACAACCGTGAAAAGGATTTGTTTGAATCACAACAAAATCTTGAACAGGTTCAAAATGATCCAAACTCTACTGAAACAGATTTAGATGAAGCTCAAAAAAAAGTTGATGTAGATCAGTTGTACTATGACAACCAAGCTAATTCAAAATTGTTGTAAAATTAAACTTATTACACTCTTTTCAAACTAAAGCTCGCTTAACGCGGGCTTTATTATTTCCATCTTAAAAATTTTATGTAGAATAAAAATTTAATATAAAAAGAGAATCTTATGGAGTGTGAGGTATCAAATTTAGAGTATTTCAAAGCATATACACCATTCATACTAGCTATATTTGTTTATTTGGTGTGGCATTTTCAGAAAAGTAACGAAGTATTAGCAAACGAATCAAAAAATTTAATTTCTCAAATAAACGAGTTGATACGGATCAATAGTGAACTGATGTATTTAATAAGAAGTTCTTATTATTACAGTGCGAAAGAGATTGTGGACCTAAAAACCATTGAAAGTAGAATGAGTGAATTCGAATTAAAAACTGAGACTTTAATGGGTACATTTAATTTTTTAAGTGAAGCTATTGGTGAGAATAAATCTTCGATTATATGGATTAATTCAATATACGGTTTTAAGAGAGCATATATACAATATAGACTTCAAATTGAAAAAATTGAAAAAAATCAAGATTATTCAGAACAAGAAGAGGATTTTATCTTAGGAATTCACAATGAATTAGTGATGCATTGTAATAAGCTTAAAAAGGACTTTCTGGAATATGCTATGTACAGGAATACAGGGGTTTTCAAATTTTACTTGCTAATTTTATCTATTATTAAAAGATCAAAAAGAGTTTTTGATTTTAAATAATCTGAGTTTATGGAGCTTTTTACTTTATGTGCTAAGCTGCCTTCATAATTTTATGGATTAGCTCAATGTATATTTGTATTGGCGGTGATTTAGACGGTGAAGTTGTAGAGGGCCGCGAAGTTCATTACTTTGAAGCCGGTGAAATAGATGCAAGTAAACAATCAACATACAATCGCCAGAGTTACATAGTGGGTGAAAATACATATCGGTTTTGGCTTTGTGCAGAGCTGCCATATATGGAAGCAACAGAACTTGCTGGCAAGCATCTAGCTGAAAAACACCCATATCTTTCTTAATTAAAAGTTCAAAAAAGAAGCCCACCACAAATGATGGGTTTTTCTTTTTTAAGTTTCTATTACTCAAGCCCTATTAATTAATAATAAGATTTTTTATAAGTGTAGACGTTAAATATTTAAAAATTATATTATTCTAAAATATACATTCTTTAGAGTTTATTTATGTTTAAATCAGACTTAGATGTTGAAACAATAAGAAAAAGAATAATTTCTTTTCGTGAGCGTGTATATAAGGGACAATTTAAAGGAAATATTTATCAGGAATTAATTTCTATATTTGGAGTAAATTTTTCTGTACTTTTTGAGTATAGAGAATTTCCTGTTGATACCGTATTTTATCGTGCTAGAGGAATTCCCTTAAATGATACAATAGTTCCTTTGAAAATGATGCGCCATGTTGGAGATGCATGGGAGCCTCGAACTGAGTATGTTAAATATCCGGGAAGATTAAATGATATTAATCAGAGTATTCTGTATTGTTGTCCTTTCGATCCCTTTTTAGCTATTAAAGAGGCTCGTGCTAGTGCTAATAATTTTGTAGCAATTATGAAGTATAGGTCAATAAGAAAAGTTATAGTGACAGCTTTGGGCGATTACGAAAATTCAAATTTACCTAAAGATGAACTTACACGTTTATATTATTCATTTATAGATGAAGAATTTGCTCAAGATGTAAAGTACGGCGAGGAAAATAGATATGCAATTACTCGTGCAGTTGCAGAAACCTTTGCTAATTTTCCAAATCAAGATGGATGGTATTATCGTTCAGTTCAATCTAGCGAAAAATTTAATCTTGCATTTTTACCTGGCAAACACAAAGAGTGTTTAAAGTTAGAGGGAGTAATGATTGGTGATTTGAGAGGGAAAGGACCCGACATTAATTCTTTTGATATTTTATCTGTAATCGACTTTGACGCAAGTACGGGTTTGGCACGGTATCATGAAATGGGTTCAGAAGTACAAAAAAAACTATTTCCAGAGATAGATAAAAATTAAACATAAGAGTAATTAATTTAAACCCTGATAATAAATAGTTATCAGGGTTTTTTTATTGAGAAAAAAATATGAGTAGACCAGAACCGCCAGAGCGCTTACTTAAATTAGATCCTATTTATGACAGCGTAGACTTTGAGCCTTCAAAAGAACTTGAGAATTGGATTTGGGATACATTCATTGATTCCAACTCACCATTGCATAATCCTGATCACGACCATTTAACTTATTTTGGTAGTCGTTTTTTTAAAGTGTTATGGGCTTCGTCCGCATTTATAAAGGCTGGTCAAGTCGTATTGGGGCAAACCGAGCGAGTAATGTTTCGTGCTGGAGGCTGGCAAAAAATGCGCCAAGAAAGTCAAATGATTAATTGGTTTGGCTATATCCCTGAGTACGTTATCACTATTGATGCTCGTTATGCATCTGAATGCAGTGATATTGATTTTTGTGCCCTTATTGAACATGAGCTTTATCACATAGGGGTAAAGCGTACAGATGAGGGCGAAATGATCTTGAGTCCTATTACAGGAATGCCAAAGCATTATTTACGTGGCCATGACGTTGAAGAGTTTCATGGTGTAGTTGGTAGATACGGTGCAAATGACGCCGTACAACATATGGTGGATTTAGCTAATGCAGGTCCGACAATTTCAAAAGCAAAAATTGCTCATACATGTGGTACTTGTCTTCTGAAACTGGCTTAATTTTTTGCCTGTTTACGTTGACGTACGTTGACAGGAAGAGGTTTATGGCAGCACTTAGAAAAGAGGTAAAACTCTATATAGTACGGTCACTTGCTGTATTTAACACACCTCAAGAGACAGTTGAGCTTGTCAACGAAGAATTTAAGATCAAAATCTCACGCCAACAGTGTGAAAGATATGACCCAACCAAGCGGGCCGGAAAAGATCTTAGTCAGGAATTAAAAGAAGAATTTGAGCACACGCGAAACGAATTTTTAGAAAAGCCTTTAAATATTCCAATTGCAAATCTTGCGGTCAGATTACAAAGACTTGAGAAACAATATTCTGTTCATGCAAAGAACCCTTTATTTTCATTAAAAATTCTTGAGCAAGCTGCAAAAGACATGGGCGGTCAATTCACTAATAAAACCGAAGTAACCGGCGCTGGCGGTAGCCCATTACAAAGCGGAAACATTACCTATGTGACTGCTACCGATGAGCAGGTAAGGCAGGCGATAGATGAACTCGAGAACGAATATTGATCCTGTTAAAAGCAAAGCTAAGCGGATCAAATGTGAGAAAGAACATTTATTTTTCACACGTGCTTTTTTCTTGCCACGTATGGGCTTTAAGTTTTCGGTCAATTGGCATCATGAGTATATTGCTGACAAGATTGACGAGGTAATTGCTGGCAAGGTTAAAAACCTAGTTATTAACGTTCCACCCGGAAGCGGTAAAACTGAATTACTTACAAATCTTATTGCCCGTGGCATTGCGCGTAATGCTCGTTCCCGTTTTCTGTATTTGTCTTTCTCACAATCACTTGTAGAGGATGTTTCGGCAACAGCAAGGAACATTGTTAAGTCAGAAGACTTTCAGAATTTATGGCCAGTAAAAATTTCAACAGCCACGGATGCTAAATCAAACTGGAAAACTACAGTCGATGGATATGATGCTGGTCATGTTTATTCTGCTTCCATGGGTGGGCAGGTCACGGGTCGCCGTGCCGGTACGTTAGCGGATGAAGGCTTTACTGGTGCAATTATTCTTGATGACCCATTAAAGCCTGAGGATGCATTTAGCCAGACAGCTAGACGTAAAGCTAACCGTAAGATCTTAAATACGGTCAACTCGCGTAAAGCTAAATCTGACACGCCAATTATTCTGATCATGCAGCGGTTACACGTTGAAGATCCGACTAACTTTGTGATGACTGGTAATGTGCCTGGTGAATGGGAGCAGATCAGTATTCCCGCGCTTATAGATGATGAGTACATCAGTAAGTTGCCTGAAAAAATACAAAGTAAAATTCCACGAAATGTTGAACGTGATGAGAAAGGCCGTCAAAGCTATTGGCCATTAAAAGAATCATTGCAATCGCTATTGCAACTCGAACAAGGCGGACAGGATAAAGACGGCGCCACGGTATCCCGTTATACGTTTGCAAGCCAATATCAGCAGGCTCCTAAAAAGCTAGGTGGAGATCTTGTTAAGGCTGAATGGTTTGAGCGTTACGTTGAATTACCTGTTCTTAAATGGCGGGCCATTTGGGCAGATACGGCGCAAAAGACTAAAGAGCATAACGACTTCTCAGTGTTTTTATGTGCTGGTCTTGGCTATGACAATAATCTTTACATCATTGATGTGAAGCGAGGGAAATGGGAAGCACCAGAGCTATTAAAAGAGGCTAAAGCTTTTATTAATAAGCATAAGGATGGCAACACCAAGATCGGCAAACTTCGCTATATGGCCGTAGAGGATAAGGCGAGTGGTACCGGATTGATCCAATCCATATCTAAGCAGACCACTTTACCAATACGAGCGATTCAGCGAAGTACAGATAAGCTCACTCGAACCATGGATGTGGTGTTCTACGTTGAAGAGCGCCGTGTTTGGTTGCCAGCAGAAGCACCATGGCTATTGAACTACATAGAAGAGATTGAAGGGCTCACGGCCGATTGGACACATGACCATGACGATCAGTGGGATCCGACCATTGACGCTATTAACGATTCATTAGCAAGCAAGCCAACTGTATTTGATTAGAGGAAATTATGGCTGAAACTAAAAAGCCCGATGCAATTGGCGATGCAGGGGCATATACAAACTTTGTCTCAAATATTGGTACCGAACGTGACAAAGCCTCACACGGTTCTTTCGTTAAGAAAGTAATTCCTGATGAGCAATTAGAAGCGGTGTATCAACACTGGTTAGCTAAGCGAATTGTCAACCGCCCAGCAAGTGACATGCTCCGAGCCGGTTGGTTCTATGAAGGGATTCAGGATAACGATTTATTGAAGCTTAAAGAGGCATGCAAGGCCTTTAACTTAGATGGGGTGCTCTTATCTAGTTTGGTCCTTTCTCGCTTATATGGCGTTTGCTATGTGCTTCTAGGAACTGTGGATGGCGGTAACTTAGATCAACCGTTTGATTTAAACAAGTTAGGTGTTGGCCGTTTAGAGTTTTTCACAGTACTGAAGAAAAAGCAGATTGAACCCGATACTTCAAAGTACTTACCGCCAAATGAAGCGGGTGGGCTACTGAAGCAACCTGAATTTTACAAGCTTAAGCTTGATGGGAAGTCTAACCAACGGATCCACCACACGCGCTTGATTAAATTTGGTCATGCCGATGTGGTCAATGAAGAGCCTGTAAGTGTTTTACAGGAAGTTTATGAAGATCTGCTAGATCATGCTGCCGTGAAGAAAGCCACTGCTAGCTTAGTCCATGAATCAAAAATTGATGTGATTAGGACACCCAACTTGGTCGATAAGATCAAAGAGGACATGAAATCCGTAGTTGAACGTTTTCTCAGTGTCGGATTGCTTAAGGGTTTAAACGGTATGCTCGTCTTAGATAAAGACGAGGAATACGACTCTAAATCTTATAGCTTTGGTGGTTTGCCTGATCTTATGCGTGAGTTCTCTATTCAAGCTGCTGGTGCTGCTGATATGCCTTATACGATTTTATTTGGCCAATCACCAGCGGGGATGAATGCAACAGGCGAACATGACACACGGAACTATTACGACAGTATCGCTACTAAGCAAATATGGTCCTTAAAGCCATTCATGTTGAAGCTTTTAAGAGTGATTGTTCAAGCTACATTTGGTCGTCAGTTTCCAAGCTTAGATATTGTTTTTAACCCGTTATGGCAATTAGACGCTAAGGTTCGTTCTGAGGTTGAAAAAGCTAACGCAGAACGGGATTCAAAGTATTTAGAAATGGGCATCATTACAGAGCCACAGATCGCAAAACAGCTTGTTATTGATGGTGTTTATTCAGTGATTGATGAAGAACATATCGAAGAGCTTGAAAGAATGGTGAAGCCTAATGACGACGATAATTCAGATCCTGAAACCCCATCTCCAGCAGGCGAAGAAACGTAAAAAAGGTCGTAAAGCTTCTAAGCCGAGAGCCGTGCACGTAAATCGTCGTGTTGAGCTTTATTACACACGGCAATTACTAGCTATTTCAAAATACTGTCAGGACCAAACAAAGGATCTAGTCATACCAACAGTAGGCCAGAATATCGGTGATGCTTGGTTCTCGGACATGATGACGGCGTTTAGGGAAAAGCTGACAAAGTATGTTGTTGAGGTTTCTCTACCATTGGCCACAAAGGTTGTGACTGACACCCAAAAGGAAGTGGACAAGCAAATTGCAGAGCACACCAAAACAATTATTGGTGTGGATTTAACGCCGTTTTATCGAGCTGCTGATATTCAGGACGAGGTAGAACTAAACATTACGGCCAATGTCAGTTTAATTAAGTCTATTCCGCAGCAATACGCAGATAAGCTTGAAGTATTAATTACCAACGCTTTGCAGATTGGCCAAACGAATGAAGAGTTGGCTAAAGCAATTAAGCAGTTAGGGTTATCTACTGATTATCGTGCACGTCTAATTGCTAGTGACCAGATGGGCAAGATTAACGGCCAAATTAACCAAGCTAGACAGCTTTCTATGGGTGTTGAGACATACACATGGCAAACGGCTAAAGATGAGCGTGTGCGGCCAGATCACCAACATAAGCAGGGCAAGACATTCAGATGGGATTCACCGCCAGATGGAGGACATCCCGGTCAGCCTATCCGATGTCGATGTACGGCATTGCCAAACTATGAGGATATTTTGATAGATTAAATCTATAAAGTTGTTGATTAAAATTTAGCCAAATTGGATTATTATTTAATCATAATACTTCTATAACGAGAAATATCATGAATACTAAATTATTAGGGATGTTGGTTTTAATTTGTTTTACCCAGACAGTTTATAGTAGTGAATGTGATGCTATTTTAGATCAAGGAGTTCGAAATACTTTTGTAATGAATAATTCTTCAAGATTTAAACAAGAACTTAAATCCGGTTTTTGTAGTTCGCATGAAGAATATAACGGTGGAGAATCTGGTGGTGGAGCAGATGTAGGATTTACATTATTTGAAATCCCAATATCTTTATCAGGTAATTATAGTCAGGAAGAAATTAAGTCATTGAAGGATAGTGTATGTCGTAATGATTCTTCCCTAAATGAAGGAGAAAATTATTCTCACATTTTACAGATGATAGCTGATCCACAGATTGTTAATGCTTGGGAAAAGTGTAAGACAAGTGAAGGTGGAGTAATTCTTTTAGGAGAGGCTAGAGATGAGCAGCAAGTTATAGTAACAATGAAATTTCGTAATTCAGGTAGTATTTATGAAACTAGAGTTACAGATACACCAACTATAACTGGAATGACATGTGATTCTATGATTAAAAAAGATGAAATCATTAATGGATCAACTAGATCTTATTATTGTAGAAGATATGCAAATGAAGCTGGAAATATAATAATTAACAATACTTATAATGGAGCCTCTCTTTATATTCCCAAAGTAAAAAGAATTGTTGGATCTTATCCAATTACTCGTAGGGAAGATGATTCAACTAATACTCAACCTAAATGGCAAGTTGAAGGATGTCCAGCATTTTTAGAGCAAATTGAAGGCGGAATTCCTGTGCCTATTCCTCTTATAGAACCTCAGAGCCCATGTTTCAGTAAAATTAAAAAATACTGTAAACAAAGTAATGGACGTTATAAGTTTTTGGGAGCAGGAAGTGATATGGATAAAGTTATGTGTACAAATGGTAGATATCCAGTATTTGCTTATTAAAGCTATCTTTAAACAAAATTTAACCCACCATCTGGTGGGTTTTTTATGAGTGCATTTTAAGTAAAACATTTAACACTTCAAGGTTGTTGACTTTACTTTGAGGATATTTTGATTGACTGATATCAATGCTTTAGATTACATTTGAAACAAATAATATATCTAATATATCCATTATGAAATCTAAAACTAAGAATTCCATTTTTACACCCAAAAGAGTCATCAATGTTGTTGACTCTAGTTAGCTATTAACTTAGTTAGCTTTCCACTTATTGAGGTGTAAAAATGGCTACACAAATTATTTTAAAAAATGTTCAATCTTCGTTGGGAATCATTACGATTAAAGCTGCTATTAAAACAGTTGATGATCTTTTTGATTTGGTAAAAGAGTGTCATCTAAAGTACGGGGTAAGTTTACGATTTCTTAAAGAATTTGTATTCTCATATTTCCCGCAGTTAGTGCAACGCTTTTTAAGTCATTTTTTTGATGAGCTTAAAAACACTCTGATAGGTTGGTTGGGAAATTTGTTAAAGCTTTTCAAGTAACAATCTAAATAAAAAACCCACTTCGGTGGGTTTTTTATTATCAGAAATTTAAAGAGCCTGAAGGCTCTTTTTTATTGAGCGCAATTTATGAAAAACATTTACCTCTTCAAGGTAGGTGACTTTGCTCCGAGTGAATCCACACGCTCATTTACCCCAGAAGGTTATTTGAAATGTGTAAATGTTCGCTTGGGAAAAGCACCTCAGGTACGTCAGTACTATGCGTATGAGTTCCCAAACTTAGAAGGCTTTTCAGCAGATCAGACTATTAACGTCTATACATCCGCAGAAGAACTATTTAAGCCGGCAGCGATTAAAAGTTGGGATGGTGCTGATGCTACAGATTATCACCCACCCAAGAATGAAATTAATGCAGCCAACTGGAAGGACTATCACATTGGCTATTGTGAGAACGTCCGCCAAGAAGGCGAATATCTATTGGGCGACTTGCTCATTAAAGATAAAGACAGCATTGATTTAATCCAAAACAACGAGCGATTAGAAATGTCGCTGGGTTATGCAGCCACATTAGTTTTGGAACAGGGTACGGCGCCAGATGGCACGGTGTACCAAGCAAAATTTATTAACTTTATTGGCAATCACGTAGCACTTGTTAAATACGGGCGCTGTGGTGGTGATTGCCGCATCGGTGACCAAAAGCAAACTCCACCAGAGGGGAAAACAATGGAAGTAATTGTAAACGGTATGCGTTTTGACATTGGCGATAACAAGCCATTTGCGGATGCATTGAAGATCCAGCAAGAGCAGCTCGAAAATTTAAAAGCTGCAAAGCTAAAAGTTGGTGATAAGCAATTTTCAATCGGTGATGAACTAAACGCCGTTCAAGCGGTTGTAGATCAATTGCATACCGATAAAACCACTCTTGAGCAGAAAGTTGGTGATCTGGAAAAGAACCAGATGACGCCTGAAAAACTTGAACAAGCTGCTGCTGAACGTACCGCTGTAATTGCCGATGCTAAAGCATTGGTGCCAACAGTTAAAACCGAAGGCTGCACATGTGAGCAAATCAAGCGCGATGTAATTGCGGCTAAAGCTGGTGATGCATTGGTAACTGCCTTATTAGGTAGCGTATCGGTAGGAGATGCAAAGCCCGATCAGATCGATACTACTTTCCGCGCTTTGTCTGCTGTGAAAGGTACACACCCATCTAATCCAGTAGGTGATGCACTGCATAAGCAACAAAACATTCAAGCAGGTGATGGCAAACCAGAGGATGGGGAACCTAAACCTAACAACAAAAAAGAAGCTTGGAAAAAAAGCTTCTAAGAAACTGGAGAGATGACAATGTCTTTAACCCCTCAAGCGATTCCGGGTATGCGTGCACGTTTGCACATGCCTGAAGAAATTCTATCTTTACCAGTTGCTGGTACAGGCGTACTAAGTGACGGCGAAGTGGTCGTGCAGTCAATCGATGGAAAAACAGTTAGCGCGGTAACTGGAGCAACCAATAAAAAGTTTGGTGTAGTCGTGTTTCACCACGTCGGTAAAACAGGAAAAAATGCGTTGGGTAAAGAAGCATATCAAGCTAAGGACTGTGCACCTATCATGCAGATTGGTTCAATTTGGGTAAAGCCTACTGCACCTGTGATTGATATCAACGCGAAGGTTTATGTGCGTACCGCGAACCCGACTACCCAAGCGCCGCTAGGTTCACTTTCTTCTGCAGCATTGGATTCTACGGAACTACCGAATGCCACATGGGAAACCATCTCTGGTCCTGATGGATTAGCAATTCTTCGATTACGTGGAGCGTAAACAATGTCAAAACAATTAGAACGGATGAAAATTCGCTTAACTGCTGTAGCCCATGGTGTTCAAGCTGCTGTAGGTGATGCATTCAATTTAGATAACTTTGCCAAGTTACTATTAAAGCTTGAATCAATTGATGAAATGACACCACAACTTGCTGAAGCTCAAGCTTATGCAAAATATTTGCCTATTGAGTCATTAGATGGCGCAGTTATGGGATCAGCAAGTGTTTTACAGCGTAAGAAAGGTATCGGTCGTGGTAAACGTTTCGCAGGTACTGGCAACGATGTGCCATTAGCAGAAGTGGTTTATGACGAAGTTAAACTTACTGTACAGCCGGGTGTTATTGGTTATGAAATCAGTATTTTTGAAGCTGCAGCAGCCCTAAAAGCAGGCATTCAATTAACGACTGATAAAGTTGAAGCTGCTCGTCTGGCTTATGAAAACCATATGAGTGACGTTGCATGGTTTGGAGAGCCTGAAACCGGGTTACAGGGTTTCTACAATCAGACAGGTGTAGAGGTTATTTCCTCTACGGTTGATTATGCAACGGCTACTATTGAAGTAGTTCTTGCAGACATTAACAAAGCCATTAAAGGTGCTTCTAACGCTTCTAAGTTCGATGGCAGTATTCAACCTGATACTTTCGTAATGCCTGAGAATAAGTTCACTATTCTTTCTAGCCGTATCGTTCCAGATTCAGCAGGTAAAACCTTCCTTGAGTACATTAAGGAAAAGAACACTTTTGCAATGCAAGGTAAAACACTGACATTTACTTCTGAAAGTATGCTTGAGGGTAAAGGTGAAGGTGGTACTGACCGTAGCATTATTTACCGCCGTGATCCAAGCTGTATTACTTTTCGTTGTAATGAACTGGAATTCTTGGCAGCTCAACCTATCAATTATGTGATGCGTACACCAGGACACTATATGTATGAAGGTGTCTATTTGAAACGTGTCGATTCTCTACGCTACTACGATGTTGAATAAGGAAAACTAAACATGCCAAAAATTACTTACAGCGGCTCTCAGGCCGCTTTTTCTTTTGATGGGATTCAGGTCGGTCAGGGCCAAACCGTGCAAGTTAGTGCTGCGGATCTTACACGTATTTCAAAAGGTAAAGCCTTTAAATCACTCGTTGATAAAGGAGAGCTTGAAGTTCAGGAAACCCCAGATGATGAGCAAAAGGCAGCTGGTAAAACTGGTGGACGTGGTGGTAAAGGCGGTAAACAAAACGATGCAGCAGGTGAACAGCAAAAGGCCACGGATGAAGCTGCTTTGGCCGCCGTGAAAGCTGAATTAACAGCGCTTGAAGTAACGTTTAGTGATGATGAAACAATTGAACAGCTACAAGCTAAGTTAGCTCAGGCTAAGGAATAAGGTGGACCTATGGACGTACAAACGTTTCGTCAGAAATACTCATCTGATACAGCTTTAGCAAGTTTGCCTGATGAAAAAATTCAGGATGCCTTGGAAGAGGCTGGGCTAGTTGTATCTCAAATTGAGTTTGGGGCATTAAAGGAACGTGCTGTAGGTCTATACGCAGCACACATTCTTAAAGTTGGTACCGTAAGCGGCAATGGTGCAGCTTTTGGTACCGCCTCAAGCATGACAATTGCGGGTCAAAGTGTGAGTTATTCACGATCATCGAAAGAAGCTTTCTATGATCTCAGCATGTATGGCCAGCGCTACCTTGCGTTAAAAAATTCCATTCCAATCGATGACGAAGGCACAAACCCTAATCGTTTAGGCGTTGGCATTTTCGTCGTATAGGAGAGACCCATGCCTTTTAAATATCAGGCACCAAAAGGTTATAAGCCAACAAAGGTTGTTATTGCTGGTCAAAACCTAGATATCAATAACGGCGTTTTAGAATCTGATAATGACATTATCCATATGTTAAAGCCTTTAGGTTTTGAGCGTTTTGTCGAAGTGGTTGAACCAAAGAAATCGACAGCCTCTGCTAAAGAGTAATTAAGCTATGAGCGATTTTCGTGTTGATAAGCATGTCAACTTTGATGAGATGAATAATCGCGTTAGGTTTGAAATAAGACGCACGATTAACGCTCTTACTTTGCGCTTACAGCGGATTGTTCAGGAAGATATGTTGAGTGGCCAACGGTTGAACGTACAGTCTGGCCGCTTGCGTGGATCCGTATCATCAAAGGTGGATGAGGATAAGGATACGATTGAGGGAACGGTGGGAGCTGGTGGTGCATTAGTACCTTATGCACCTGCACATGAGTTTGGTTTAAATGGTTCTTTGGGGGTTAAAGCCCATTTGAGAACAATTAAGCAGGCTTTTGGCCGACCTATATCACCGGTTCAAGTCAATATTAAAGCTCATTCAAGGAATGTTCGTTTTAGAGAGTTACGCTTCATGCGTGATTCACTGGATATTGTGGCCAAGATTGTGCCGAAAAATATTGATGCAGCAATTGAGCGAGGTTTAGCAGGTGGATAGCGAAGCAATCTATCAGGAGTTGTTTGATCGGTTAAGTACAAGGGTAGAGGGATTGATTACGGTCAGTCGCCGTCTACGACACTTTAACCATGTGACACCAGAGCAACGCCCAGCCATGTTTATTACACAAGGCAATCAGCAAGAAGTACCAGTACATGGTTTAGATTCAAAAGTTGAACTAGCCGCTGAGGTCTATCTCTATATCCATGAGGCCGATAGAGCTAAACCTCCATCATCACAGATGAATATTCTCATCGATCGCGTACGTGAAGCTATTCAGCCAGACCATCCAGAATTTAGCGAATATCAAACCTTAGGAGGTTTGGTAGAGCATTGCTGGATCGAGGGCACAGTAGAAGTATATGAAGCAGTAGAAAACATGCTGGATGATCAGGCGATTGCCATTATCCCTATCCGGATTCTCACAACCAACTAACAGAATATTCATTTTATGACCGCCTCAATGGCGGTTTTGTCATTTTAGAGAGGTCAAAATAAATGGCTCAATATTTATTTGGTGCCGGCAAGATCTTTGCTACACCGATTCAAGATGTATACGGGCAACCGATTAGCAATCCTACGCCTGTAGAAGTAGGGGTATTACAGTCGGTCGGGGTCGATATTAGTTTCGATTTAAAAGAACTTTTTGGCCGTGGACAGTTCGCCGTAGATGCTGCACGTGGTAAAGGCTCGATTAAAGGCAAAGCATCGTTTGGGCGAATTAACGGAACCTTACTAAATTCCATTTTCTTCGGTGGCGTTGTTGCGGAAGGTGGAATCGAGACAGTATCTCAAACCATTAATGGTGAGATGGTACCTGCTGGCGGCTTAGTTACACCTGTAGTTCCTAATGCTGGCTCATATGTTAAGGATTTAGGTGTTACTGACGGGAAAGCGGTACCACTCAAGCGTGTAGCGTCAGCACCAACGGCAGGGCAATACAGTGTAGATGTTGCAACAGGGGCATATACATTTGCAACGGCGGATGTAGGGAAATTTGTTTTTATCAGCTTCCGATATTCCGCAACGGTCGCAGGTGGTAAGTCAATCACCGTATCTAACTTAGATATGGGCTATACACCTGAGTTTGCCCTAGATCTTCAGCGGGATTACAAAGGCAAGTTCATGCATATGAATTTCTTCCGTTGCACCAGTAACAAACTTGGATTCAGTTCAAAACAGGACGATTACGATATTCCTGAATTTGAATTCCAGCCTATGGCTGATGATCTTAACCGTGTTTTCAAAATTGATTTATCGGAGTAATAGCAAATGCAATTTAAGCAAGTTGAAAACCCGCGTGGTAATAGTAAAGAAATTGCTGGCCAGACTTGGATTTTTGCTCCGGCACCATTGGGTACGATTGAGCGTTTCCAAGAACAATTAAGCTCAAATAATGTTCCCACATCTGTAATTGTTGATATGGCTCATATTTGTTTAAAGCGGAATTATCCGGATATTACCCGTGAATATGTTTCTGATGAGCTTTTAGATATGGCTAACATGGAAGAGGTCTTATCACTCGTAACTAAGACCTCAGGCTTGGAATATACAGGTACAGTCAAACCCGCAGGTGAAAGCTCGGGGGAATAAACTGGGAGGAGCTGTACACGCATTTAGTGCTAACTATGGGTAAAGATTACGACTATGTACGTAATGAAATGGATCTACCTAGATTACGAGCATTAAATGCGTATCAGCAAAATAATCCTCCCACCCATATCGGAGTGCAAAGACTTTGTCGTATCTTGGAAGCTTTTATGGGAATTGATGAAAGTCAGCCAGTTAATACTGAATCAGAAGACAATGACGATTTAATTGAGGTCTTAAGCAATTTTCCACAGGGCGGTTAATTCCGCCTAAGATTTTTTAAGAGACATTAAATAGTCAATTTGGTATCTTTGTTAATACATTTATAGGGTATCAAATATGATTAATAAAATATTAATAGGAATTCTTGTATTAGCTCTTTCTGCAATTCTTTATATAGTTGGGAATTATTTTTATATGCAATACCAAAGAAATGAATATGCAAAGGAATATGAAAGTAACTCTTATAAAATAGATAAATTAATAAAAAATAAGGCAACAAAAGATCTAAAAACCAATGACTTGGTCTTTGTTTGTGAACTAAGAAAATCATTGTGGCATACTACTGTACCTTTTGAAACTATTCAATTAGCTGCTGAAGATAATAGTCCGAAATATAAAAAGTTTGTTAGGGAAGTAACACAAGATATATTTAGAGATGCGCAATTGAAAGCTTTTGTAAAGGGGAAGCAATCAGAAGTAGACTCAGAGGTTGTTGGTAGTTTGTGCACGCTTTTAAACTCTGAGACTGGTTCAAGTAGATCGCTTTATAATAAGCTTTTATCTCAAAAATATAATATTGATCTGGAAAGCGGTTCGCTTAGTTATGTTGATATTTCTAAAGTAACCCAAGAAGATCTTGATGAATATCTAAAAGCAAAAAAAGCTGAAGAAAATATACGTCTGAAATTTTAAAGTCATTTTCAATTTTGATATGAACCCACTCCAATAAATGTGCTCTGTATGCCTGAGGAAACTGAAATGATGAATAACTGTGTAGAAGTTCATATTGTTGCTAAGACCTCTGAGCTTTAAAAAGCACGAGTGAGGCTAAAAAGATTGTAGATGTGTGCTTTTATCGGAAATCGAAAATTATTTATTAATTGATTAAATATTAGAGAGGCTAAATGAAAAAGCTTTATCTATTTGCACTTATTTTTACTTTGATAAGTAGCGTTCAAGCAAAATCAGTTGAAAAAATGACTGTAGAGGAAAAGTGTGGAGTATTCAGAGATACATCATTGCTCTATTTAGATAATTATTTCAATGGACAAAGTAGAGAACAGCAATATGGTTTTATTGACCAACATGCTAGCGATAAAGAGTCCGCTGATATAAATAAGAAGTTAATTGATAGCATTTATGATCACATTCCATTAACGATGTATAGCAGTGAAAGAAAGTCATATAAGGAAACTTACTCCTCTATGATTTATGAAGAATGTTTAAAAAGCAGAAGTTCTTCTAAATAAATTTCCTAAACAATGCATAACCACCTTCGGGTGGTTTTTTTATGCCTAAGGGGTTCGTATGGCAAGTAACAATCGCGTAGAAGTACATGTGGGTGCGAAAACATCCGAACTAAAAAAGGGCATGGATGATGCAGAAAAAATTGTTTCAGCCTCTGCCAAACAAATTGAAAATACAACCAAAGGAGTTAATTTTAAGTTTGATCTGACCGGTATTAAGCGGCAATTCGATGATGTTTCTAAGTCTATTTCCGAAGGTTTTAGCAATCAAATAAGCGAAGCTTTTGGAGGTTCTAGAATTGGATCTGCTTTTGAAGGTTTAACATCTAAATTAAGTATATTACGAGGAGGCGCATTAGTTGCAGCTGGAGCAGTTGCTGGTTTGGCTGTGGGTGGAGCCGCTGTAGCTGCTGCAGGTTTAGGTACACTAGCAATTGAAGTAGCTAATAATAATGTTGAACTTGCGAGATTCTCAGCCTTAGCAAATACCTCAATACAGTCATTTCAGGGATTATCTGGCGCAGCACAAACATTAGGTTTTTCTCAAGAAAAACTCTCAGACATGATGAAAGACTTCAATGAAAAGATCGGTGAGTTTGCATCAGTAGGTTCTGGTGGGGCTAAAGACTTTTTTGAGCAAATTGCCATTAAAACGGAGTCTGGCGCTGAGGGAGCTAAAAAGCTCGCTGAAGAAATGTCCAAGATGGATGGTGTAGAAGCCTTACAGACTTATGTAGATAAGCTTGAAGAAGCTGGAGTCAACCAACAGCAAATGTCTTTCTATCTTGAGAGTATGGGCTCAGATCTCACTGGATTAATACCGATTTTGCAAGATGGCGGTAAGCTTTGGAAAGAATACCAGTCTGCTATGGAAGAAGCAGGGATTATTACTGGTGAAGAGGCAATTCAAAAATCCATTGAATTAAAGGCTCAAACTGAAGTACTTCAAATGCAGTACACCGGTTTAAAAAATCAATTGGCTCAAGCAGTGATGCCTGCTTTAAGTGGTGTTATTAGCCATTTTATGAATGGTACAACTAAAGGAGGTGCTTTTGCGGGTGTCATCCAGACTTTGGGCTCGGTAGCAAAGGGGGTGGCAGTTGTTATTGTTGGATTAGGAACTGGCTTACAAAACCTTGTGAGATTAATGTCTGGAGTGATGAGTAACCTAAGGACCATCGGAAGTACTGCCGTAAACTTTGTTAATGCGGATGGGATCCTGGCTAAAGGTAAGGCTTTAGCTGGTGGCGTTAAGTCAATCTGGACCGAAACTAAAGATACTGTGGTTGATATTGCTGGAAATACTAAAGCTGCGATTAATTCAGCATCTAATATCTTTAGCGGAACTTCTTCTTTTGATCGCTTAACTAAAGCGACTATTGATATACAAAAAGCTCAACTTGGTAATAGAGGTGGAAGCGGTGGTGTCACTTCGGGTATTGGTCAAAACAAAGCACTAAATCCAGAAAGTGGTAAGTCAGATAAGGCAAAGCAAGGCAAATCTGATGCTGTGCGCCAAGCTGAGCAAGCTGCTAAGGCATTAGCTGATATTCGCTATAAGTATGCTAGTGAAGAGCAAAAAATAGCAATGGATCTTAAAAAAGCTCTGGATGAGATTGAAAAATCTAAGATGACTGCTGATGAGAAAGCCGCTGCCAAAGTCAAAGCCGAAAAGGATGCTTCAGACAAGATAATTGCTATCCGTTTAAAAGAGTTTGAGGAATACAAAAAAGCTCGTGAAGAACAGATAGACAATTATCAACAGCAAGCACAGCGCCTTTATGAAATAGAGGCGGCACGGATCCAAGCTGAATATGATGCCAAGAAAATTTCAAATGTTCGCAAAGTTCAATTAGAGAAGCAGCTCGAAGATCAATTACGTGAAATTAAGCGGCAAGGTCTTTTAGAGCGTTTAGCACTTGAGAACAAGCAAACTGGCGTTAATGGTAAGCAGGGCAATCAAAACCAAATCACAAACAACATTTCTGATTTGGAGACAGATCAAAAAGTTGCTGACACTAAGTCTATGGGCTTAATCAGTGATGCGGAAATGAAAGACTTTGAGGCTAAGTTTGGTGGCTTTACTTCTCGACTTTCTAACCTTTGGGAACAGGGCATTCAGTCACTTATGAATGGCACCTTGACTTGGAGCAACGCTACAAAAGCAGTATTAGCTGACATGGGTGCATTTGCATTGCAATCGGCTACTAAAGAGCTTCAAGGCTGGCTCAGAATCCAAGCGATTAAGTTAGCTCGAAAGCTTGGTTTCGTTGGTGCTGAAACGGCGGCCGAAGCATCTGGCCAAGCGGCTCAAACGGGAGCAACAATCGCAGGTGAAGCAACAAGAACCGGTGTTACAGCAGCAGGTGGTTTAACTCGTTTAGGTTTAAAAGCTGCTGAAGCTGTCAAAGGCATCATGATGTCAGCTTGGGAAGCGATGGCGGGCGCATTTAAAGCCATGGTTTCTATTCCTTACATTGGTCCAGTTCTCGCCGTTGGTGCCGGTGCTGCTGCGTTCGGTTTAGTTGCTGGTCTAGCTGGCAAGATCAAATCTGCTCGAGGCGGTTACGACATTCCATCAGGTGTGAATCCAGTCACCCAGCTACATGAAGACGAAATGGTTTTACCTTCACAACATGCAAATACCATTCGTGAAATGGGTAAAGCCATGCGTAGTGGTGCTAGTTTCGAAGCAGCTGCAGCAGCTGAAGGCGGAGGCGCTGGACCGACCATTAGTATTAATGCAATCGATGCAAAAAGTATTGAGCGCTTGTTAAAGAAAAATGGCCGTGCGGTTGCTAATGGTTTGAATAGTTACGCTCGTGGATTCGGTAAGAATGGTAAATAAGGGGGTATAAGTGTCTAACGTTTTATTTCCAGAGTTACCCGGTCTTGAATGGGATACATCAATTACCCCCATGTTCAATACCAAGATCATGACTTCAATTAATGGCCGAGAGCTCCGTGCGAGCTTTCAGGCTACACCTAAATATGAAATCTCGTTGTCTTACGCATTCTTGCGGGAAAGTAAAGGGAGAAAGGAACTTCAGCAGCTTCAAGGGTTTTATCTTGAACGCCGTGGGGCATTTGATTCATTTCTTTATAAGATGCCTGAAGATAATCAATTTAATTGCACATTTGTTGGAGATGGCTCCACAACTTCATTTCAGCTTTACAAAGATATGTATATAAGCCAATTGCCTCTAGGAAATACCGAAGAGCAAATGGTCGGTGAAGTGGATCCCAACATGTGGAATCAAACACCAGCCAAAATAATGTGGAACACAAACCAAGAAAAGCTTATGTGGAATAAATCATCTGCTCAGATAACGAGTGATGGTAAATATGTACTTTCACAGCCGATCGAGGAAGGTGTAGAGGTAACTGTAACTGGTACTTTTTACTATCGATGTCGTTTTAAAGATGACACACAGCAGTACGTCAACTTCATGCATAAACTTTGGAAGGCTGGAAAGGTCGAGTTAATTGGATCATTAGGAACTAAGATATGAGAAAAGCTTCACCTCAATTAATAGCCTTGCTAGATGCTGATCAGTTCATCATGGCCGATTTGTACACCATAACGACCATACAGGGCATTGAGTATCGTTATACAAGTTATGATTATAGTCTGGTTGTTGATGGCAAAGAATTCCGTTCTGATGGTCCGATCATTAGCCGAGAAGGAACTAGCCTATCGTTAGGCATCGAGGTAGATAATTTATCTATTACAATTGAGATAAATGAAAATACTAAGTTTGGCGATGTACCTGTAGCTCAGGCTTTTCATAATGGAATATTAGACGGCGCACGTTTTAAGTTAGAACGCATATTTATGGATATGTATACGCCAACTGATACGAGTGCTGGCACATTAGTGCTATTTGAGGGGCGTATAGTTGAGCCAGAGCTAGACCGTTATGTAATTAATGCCAGCGTAGTTTCAGATGTTGATAACTTAAAGCTTCAAATGCCAAGAAACTTGTATACTCCAGGATGTTTAAACACCTTGTTCGATAGTGCATGTGGCTTATTAAGTGCTGATTTTGCAGTTAATACGACAATTGCAGCAAATAGCACACCTAGCCGTATCCTATGCGAAATGAGTCAACCACAAGGATGGTTTACCCAAGGAGTTGTGGAGTTTTTAGAAGGGGTAAATACTGGGATTAAAAGAACCGTACGATTGCATGAAGCAGGTTCTTTACTCCTAACTTTACCACTTTTAGAAATGCCTGAAATTGGTGAAGCAATCCGTGTTTATCCGGGTTGTGATAAGAGACTTGATACTTGTACTAACCGATTTAATAACCGTGCTCGGTTCCGTGGTGCGCCGTTCGTTCCAGTTCCTGAAACTTCAATTTAACAATTTTATATTCAATCAAAGCCCTGCAAATCGCAGGGTTTTTTATTTGGGAAATATATTATGGCACTTCCTGATAAAAATGCCTTAATTGGGCCTACGGTCACAGAGGCCCAGTTTAAAACTAATTTGGGCGTAATTATTGATTTTGTAAAACCAATTGAATTGCAAAGTCCTTCTTACTCATCCACCGCACTATTAACAGCCACTAGACCAGCGGAAAACCAAAGTTACGCTAAAGCTTTAGACACAGGAAAGGTCTGGTTTTGGGATAAACCTGCTGGTTCTGTCGATGGGAATTACTGGACAGTTACAGACTTAAGTGATCTAGATCAAGCAAAAATCTTTGCTAATTCAAATCCGAATTTTAAGGCTGGTGCTCTCACTAACGCCTTTGATTTCGATTTACAGCTGACAATGGGGCAATATGATGTAAGTAATTCTGTTTTAAACAACTCAACTCATAAACCACCCTTTGATGTCGGGGGTATTCTTATTGTTGAGGGGTCAGGCAAAGATTACTTTGCAAGACAGCGTTTTTGTACGATTGACAACCAAGAAGCAGTACGTACAAAAAAAGATGTATGGGGGGCATGGGATGTTGTTATCAAGGCTGGAGATTTAAAAGCCAAGCCGATTACCGCACCAATTGACTTTAACACTTTTAAGAAACCCGACATTTATACGATTACAACTGTAATCCTTTTGCAGTGTACAAATAGGCCACCAGTAAATACGGGTGGTGTTTTTGAAGTAAACGGGACTGGGGCTGATTATCTTACAGCTCATGTTTTCAGATCATATGACAATATTGATGTGTCACGTGCTTTTAAAACTACTTGGGGGGCGTGGGATTTACATATTAAAGCTTCCGATTTAAAGCCCAAAGTTGTTTCCTCCGCAATCGACTTTAATGCATTTAATGTGCCTGGTCCTTACTCAATAACCAATAATGTTCTAGCAACTTGTTCAAACGGGCCTCCAACTCCTAATGGAGGGATTTTTCAGAATATTGGTACTGGTGCTGCTTACTATACCCATCGTGAATATGTAAGTTTTAAAGGCGAATTTTTTAAACAATCGCTTGAAACAACATGGGGACCGTGGAAGAAATTAGCCACTACTGATGTAACAGACTACTTGGCTCAGCAAATTGCAGCTATTCAAATACCGGGTACTGGTTTGACTGGAAAGAAATGGGCAGCAATTGGTGACTCAATCACATACGGTTTAAATAATACTGATAACCGTAGTTACGCAAATGTATTAGCTGATCGTTATGGTGCAAATCTAACAAAACATGCATTTTCTGGGGCTTGGATCAGTGCAGGAACGGGGGCAGTAGGTCCTGCTCCTATTTTATCGCAGTCATATACATCACTGCCTAATGATGCGGATTTTGATTTAATCACAATTGCTGCGGGTACAAATGATCGTATTGATGGAGTGAATGGAAATCTTGGTACTTTTGCGGATCGCACAAATGAAACATTTTATGGTGCACTTCATGTGTTGATTGCTGGCTTAAAAAGTAAATATCCGAATGCTCGCATGTTGTTTATTTCACAAATTCCGAGAACTGGTTTTAGGTTTACACCAACCGGAGCAACCGAGGATATTGATAAGAAATATAAAGCGATTGTAGATGTGTGTGATTACTACGGTGTCCCTGTTTGGTCCGGACACAAGAATTTTGGTTTTCATCCAGATGATAATGCAACTTTCAGAAGTGAAAGAATGCCTGATGGATTGCACCCAAGTGATAAAGGCCAAGTTTGGTATGCGAACCGCCTAGAACAACCAATTTTAAGTGCAGCTAAATAAGGCCATCAATCATGAAAAATATTGAAGCAGTTCAAGAGGCGCTTACGTGGCTAGGTACACCATATCATCACCAAGGACGTGTTAAGGGTGTTGGTGTGGATTGCGGTACTTTGATTTGTGAGGTCTATGAGAAAGTAGGCCTCATGGAGCATTTGGATCCGCGGCCATATCCTCCAGACTGGCACCTGCATCAGATGGGGCAGCGTTATTTAGAACTTATCTTAGGTGTATGTGATCCAGTTGAAGGACCACCACAACCGGGTGACATCGTTTTATATCAATTTGGCAAGTGCATTAGTCATGGCGCAATTGTCATTGAGTGGCCGCAGGTCATTCACAGTTATCTCCATCAGGGAGTCATTATCCAAGATGGAACTAAAGGAAGTTTAGCCCGGCGAATTGCCGGTTTTTTTCGTATGAAGAGGCTTAAATAAATGGGTGGATTATTTGGCGGTACCACGATTAGTACTACTGATACCCGTATTAACTCAATGCGAATCCAGCAGTCAGCTTACGGGCTTTGTCAGCCTTTGGTTTATGGCAAAACCCGTGTGGCTGCGAACATGTTCTGGTACGGTGATTTCTTAGCAACGCCTCACACTACTGTTGAGAAATCAGGCGGTAAGGGGGGGAGTACTAAAACCAGCAATACAACATTTAGTTATAGTGCTTCACTCATGCTGGGGTTATGTGAGAACCAGATTAAAAAGATTGGTCTGATATGGGTTGATAAAGATCAGTACATAACTAAGCAGGAAGGCTCTATTACGCTAGATCCAATCGACCAGCTAAAGTTTGAATTATATGATGGGAACAATAACCCTCCGTGGGGGTGGTTAGTTTCAAAGCATCCGGATCAGGCAATTAACTATCCATTTTTGGGATATGTAGCATGTGCTAATTATGAGATGGGAAATAGTGCGAGCCTTTCAAATCATAACTTTGAAGTAATCAGTACTATTACATTGTCAGAAACTATTGACGATGCTAATCCGGCTGATGTGATTGAAGACTTTATTACGCATCCTAGACACGGCGCAGCACCTAATTTAAACATGGCAGATTTAGAAGAGTTCCGCACTTATTGTCGTGCCGCCAATCTTTTAATTAGTCCAGCATTCACAGAACAACGACCTGCCTATGAAACAATCAATGAGATTGTCGAAGCTGTAAATTGTGCGGTAGTACCAAGTCCAGATGGTTTAAAAATTAGATCCTTTGGTGACTCGGCAATTACTGGTAACGGCGTAACTTTTACACCAGATCTCACACCGGTTTATCACTTAACTGATGATGATTTCATTGGTGATGACGAGCCGGTACGAGTACGCCGTAGCCGTGATACAGATGCTTATAATCATGTGCAGATTGAATACATCAATCGCTACAACCAGTACAACACTGAAACGACTGAGGCCAAGGATCAAGCAAATATTGAAATGTTCGGCTTGCGTACTGAAGATCCAGTAGAAAGCCATTACTTTTGTGAGCCAAAAATAGCCCGTCATGCCGCGCAGCTTCGCTTACAACGTTTGCTTTATGTACGTAATGAATATGAGTTTACCTTAGGCTGGAAGTACTGCCGGTTAGAGCCAATGGATATCGTCACTATCACTGATGAAGCATTGGGCCTAAATCAATTTCCTGTACGTATTACACGTATTGAGGAAGATGAGTTCGGTGAATTAACTATTACGGCTGAGGAACTTGCTGTAGGTTCAAGATCTGCCATTGAATATGATTCACAAGCATCTAATGGTTATCAAGGCGGTAATGAAGAACCGGGTAATGTGAATGCTCCAGCTATCTTTGAACCTCCGTTAGATTTAACTGATGGAAAGAATCAAGTATGGGTGGCTGTGTCAGGTGGGATTAATTGGGGTGGGTGTAACGTTTGGGCCAGCCTTGATAATACGACCTACGAAATGATCGGTACCATTTATGGTTCTGCACGTTATGGCCAGCTTTTCACAGCGATGGATGCGGATGATACCGCTTTGCAAGTTGAGCTAAATACTGCAAGTCGTATCTTCAGCGGAACATTAGAAGATGCACAAGCCGATCAAACGCTTTGTAAAGTTGGTGACGAGTATTTTAATTATCAAGTAGCCACTTTAAACGGATCTGGTCTTTATACATTAAGTGATGTTCTGCGTGGACGTTTTGATGATGCCCAGATTCATAATGCTGGTGAGCCTTTTGTGCGTCTTGATCGGGCTATCTTTGAGTATCCATACAATGAAAGCCTCGTGGGTAAACAGATCTTCTTAAAGTTTACTAGCTTTAATGGTTTGGAGCGCAAAGAACAGACATTGGATGAGGTAACAGCTTATAGCTATACATTATCGGGTGGACGTCCTGCGGGTGTTAAAGGCCTGTCACTTCAATCGCCGTTTGTGGGTACCACGTTCAAAGTTCAGTGGCAAAGCTCAACCGGTGCAGATGGTTATCGGGTACAAGTCTGGTCAAATGGTGCAATGATTCGGCAAGTTGATACAACCAATACGGAATATAGCTATTCGATAGAAGAGGCTAAAACTGATGGTATCGGCCGAGCTTATACAATACGTGTAGCAAGTAAGAGCGGCGACCAGTTCAGCACCTATGCTGAATTAAGCATTAGCAATCCGGTACCGCCAGTACTCCTAAATGTTTATACAGCTGCAACGGTAGATTCTATTACAGTGAATTGGGTACCGAGCGAAGTTCCAGACCTGAAAGACTATGCGGTATGGCTCAGCAGTACTTCTAATTTTGATCCATCACAAACGCCGCCTACATGGACCGGCACAGATTTAACAACTACTTTTGGAGGACTACAACCAACTACCCCATATTACATTCGTGTAGCAGTACGGGATGTATGGGAAAACACAGTCTGGAACTATACAAATCAGATTACCCAAAGTACTTCTGAAGGCTAATTTTAATTACTTATTTAGCACCCATTCGGGTGCTTTTTTACGGTCGCTCCAATGATGGATTGGACAACGAACAACTATCGCTTCCTAGCGGTTTTTCTATTTCGGGAGAAATAAATGGAACCAGTTTCCACTAGCGGTTTAACAGCACTATTAAAATTTTATGGGGCAGCAATTATGGTGACTTTAGCAGTCGCTTTAGTTGCAGCAGTTGTATTGATGACACGTATGCCACGCTCACCTCAAGAGTGGGCAGTGGGCTTGATCTGTACTGTTGTATCAAGTCTGGCGGGCGGCTCATTCATTATTGTGAAGTGGGGCCTTCATGAATGGATTACTGATGTTTGGGGAATGATGGCACTCGGTGGTTTCTTCTTCGTTTGCGGTATTCCCGGTTGGGCTTTAGTCCGCTGGACCTTTAACTTTATAAATAAGCAGGAAGGGAAGACGATTATTGAAGTAATCAAAGAAGTTAAAAAAGCCAGAAATGATATCGAAAACAGTTAATGCCGCCTTCGGGCGGTTTTTATCTAAACTCAATTTATTACTTTTATGTTAAAAAGTGATTCCGAGCATATTATTTGTCCTAAAATCCTTGGTTTTACTGATTTAATTACGGTTTTTATGGGAAATTTAAGAATTTTGGGTGAAACGTTAGAGAATGCAGAAATATTGAAGGATGTTCAATATCATATTAAGGACAAGAGATTACCAATATCACTAAAAGATGATTTGAATAAACAGGTCGTCGAGGTTGAAAAATATTTTGGTGAAACTGAGTTTGAAAAACTTGAGCTTAAGAAAAATAAAATCAATGTCTGGACAGGGATTCTTGCTGTTCCTGTATTGATTTACTGTGTTGCCTTATTCTTAAGTCGATATATACACAACTTTGGAATCAATCTTGATGGGGATATGATGAACCATATGTTATTTGACAACGTATTTAAGTATATATGGATTGTCATTCTTTATGCTGCTGTATTCTTCGGATTGATTGGCTACTTTTATTTACTTAACAATCAAAGCAAACAATTAATTGAAAAGAATGTAGAAAAGCTTCTTAGCTAAATAAATTTTTAAAATCCTGAAACCTCGCATTAGCGAGGTTTTTTATTATCTGAGGAAAAGTGAAATGAACATCGAGCAATATCTTGAAGAGTTGATTAAACGTGAGGGCGGGTATGTAAATAATCCTGCGGATCGAGGAGGGGCAACCAAATACGGTATTACTGAAGCAGTAGCACGTACAAATGGTTTTAAGGGCAACATGAAAGATTTACCGCTTAATGTGGCCAAAGCAATTTATAAGAAACAGTACTGGACAGATCCACGATTTGATCAGGTGAATGTAATTAGCGCGTTAGTTGCTGAAGAGCTTTTAGACACTGGTGTTAATTGTGGTACTGGATTTACAAAGCCACTTTTACAACGTGCATTGAACTTGCTGAATAACCAAGGTAAAGCTGGTTTTCCTGATCTTGTGATTGATGGTGTCTATGGATCAACAACATTAGGAGCTCTAAAAACCTATTTGGCCAAACGTGGTAAAGTGGGCGAGAAAGTTCTGGTGCGAGTTCTTAATATTATGCAAGGGCAAAGATATATTGAAATTACTGAAAAAAATCCAAGTCAAGAACAATTCTTTTATGGTTGGATTGCTAATCGGATATCATTCTGAGTAGTTTTGTTTAACTACATCACCAAAAAGGTGGTGTGGTTCTCCAATTTATTTTTAAATGCCAATTGTACTTTTATTTTAAGTTTCTAAATGTAATATTAAATAAATAATCTATTTTTCGATATTTTTATTCAACTATTTTTTTTATTAGCATTCCTCCATTTTTATTAATAGATGGAACTAATGAGAAACTTATCAATAGATTATTTAAAGGTATTTTTAGCTTTATTAGTGATTCTTTTACATTTAAACTTTCTTGGAAATCAAAAACCTGAACTTGGTTATGTGCTTGTAAATGGTTTGTTTAGATTAGCAGTACCATTATTTTTAATAATTACAGGGTATTACTTTCTAAGTGTAAATAATATAGAAAAATTTAAAAACTGGTTTTTTAGAGTTTTTCTTTTATATGCAATATGGATGATTTTCTACTCTCCTTTTTGGTTTAAAATTAGCAACTTATCGGGCATTTTTATAAATGCATTTATGGGGTACTTTGTACTTTGGTATCTAATTGGAGTGATATTTGCTGGCACTTTATTGTATGCATTGAGAAACCTTAAAACGAATGTTCTGTTAGCTTTTGCACTCTGCTTATATATCATTGGTTACGCTATACAACAAATAGGGAATCTACATTTATTTTCTGGTTTTGTAGATAAAATTCTAAATTGGCATCCTATCTCAAGAAACTTTGTTTTTGACTGTTTTCCTTTCTTAACTTTAGGTTTTTTAATAAAAAAATTAAATATTGACTTAAGATTTAAACCATCTTTAAAGCTAGTATTGTTTTCAATTCTTTTAGTGATAATTGAAAGCCGCTTAAACTATCTTTTTATTAGTAAAGAAGAGTCTTTAGATCATATTATTGCAATGATTTTTGCTGCCCCAATAATTTTTATTTATGTAAAAAATCTTAAAATTATGGGTAAAAACAAAAATTTAGCTCTTTTCTCTACAGCTATCTTTTTAATCCATCCATTCTTTATGTTGCTTTACAGCTTTTTGGTTGCACACGGCTTCCTTTTCATCGACATCTCAAAAGAGCTTTTCGTTGTATTTTTAACGTTAATTGCTGGTTTGATCCTAGTTATGATGAATAAGAAGTTAAAATATATTCTATAGTCTTAATTGTTGGTGCTGTGCATTCTTTTATCAGGCTGCACAGCTCATACAATTAATAGTAAGGTTAATATTAAAATTTGTGTAAAAGCCCTTTAAAAGGGCTTTCATAATAATGGTACTGGAAGTACCAAAACTAGGAATAATAATCTTCTCTTCTTTAAAAAAAATACAATTCTCTATAGACTAGTCTTTTTGAAAATATAAAGTTACATGGAAAAATTTAATTACTTAGACCAATTAATTGCAAATTGTGAAGAAGCAAAAAAAGCCTTGCCTAGTCGTGAAATAACTTTAGACAATATAGCTGATATTGACAAAATTAAGGGTTATAAGTCTGCTATATATATATTTCGAGAAATTGGAGGTTGTCCCTTAAAAACATTTAATGATTTTGCTTCCTTTAGAGAGGAGGAGGGGCTAAAAGGTGAAGAAGGAATGAAATGTGCGAGGCTAAATAGTCCTTCAGAAATCTTATACGTAGGATCGTCGATAAACGAACTAAGAAAACGTTTAAGAGAACATACAACACAATTAGTTAGTTTAAAAACTTATGCTTTAAGATTAAATAATTGGTTTAAAGGACAATATCAGATTCACATTAAAGAATATGATGTTAGTAGAGATATTCTTCAATTGATTGAAGATGATCTAGCTTTTGAGCTGAAGCCAGCCTTTGGAAAAAAAGGATCAAATGGTAAATAAAATTAGAATTAATCTTAAGTTTTCGCTAGCTGTATATTCTATCATTAGGATGCACAGCTCAGACGATCAATAACAATGTGAATGTAGGTATTTGTGCAAAGGCTCTTTAAGGGCCTATTTGCCAATTTGCATATAAATTTTTTAATTATAATTTTTCAGAGTAATCTACGACTTGAAAAATATATTTAAATATTTATGTATTTTTTACAAATATTTAAAATATTATTGATACTGGAATATTCATTTTCTGCATTATTTTGGGTAACAATTTCATGAATTTTATTGATTAGCTCATCATTTTCAAATGCATTGTTCATCATGGATTTCACCTCTTCAGGAATTAAAACTTTAAAACTATTTGGATCTAAGTGATTTTTAATATCTTCAATAGAACTTTTAGGTAAACTTGATTTATTTTTACTAAGTAAGTTTTTGATTTTATTGAAAAGATAATAGCTGAAATGTGCGCATATATATTCAATATCTTCATTTGGAACGTCAATGATAATTAATTTTTTGTAATGAAGTCTCATGATATCTTTATATATATAGTACTTACCATCAATTGTGCTGTTGATTATAGAGTAACCATCGTGGGTTGATGCATTTCGTGCTTCTTTCATAAATTTACCATAACGGATATCTTCAAAAAAAACACTCCAATCAATTTTTTCATTCAATGCAGTTTCTAAGCTATCCTTAATTGATTGAAATGAATTAAGATATGCATCAAAGTAATGATTTAATTCAGGCATTTTATCCTCTTGCGGAGTTCCCCAATTTTTTTTAGTTTCACTACAGCATTCTAAAATTTTATTTAAGAAAAATTCATGTCTTGAAAAAAGGCTATTAAGATGATTAGTAACCATTAGTCTATGTTGTTCAGGGTTTAAAATTTTCATAAGTAAACAAAATATTTTTTAATTAATACTCAGTTGAACATTTAAATATCAAATTATCAATAGTTTATGTTAATTATAGAGTTTTATTATTAAATTCCTGTTTTTTATCTCGTTAGTTTTAGATTATTTGTAGAAAGTAATTGATAATTTAGGATCTAATATTAAATTTGAAATAGTAAAAATAACCTTTATGCAATAACAAAAAAGAGATCTTTGGAGATCTCTTTTTAATTTCATCAGTTAGGGCAGAGATGGTTCATTTAGTCCAAGTATATACCCACGTTTTCCATTCGTTTTCATATACACTACACTCACATTCTGCAATGTTTCTGCTAGTTTAAAGAACTCTCTTTTCACTTTTGAAGCTGGATAACAATTGGCAACTTTTTCCTTGTCAACATAAGCATAAAAGCCATCAATAGAACATAATTTATTGAACTCATTGCCAATACGTGAATAATTAAAATTATTGTAAGCACTGAGTGACATCCATTGAAGAAGCATCAACATATCGTCATATTGCTTATTTAGTAGATTTAAAGAAGCATTCAGTCCAAAAATTGGTGTTGAGTAATCTAATAAATTATTAGCAGGATTTCTAGAATAGAACTTCCAAATAGGTTCATGATGGGATAATCGGTTCCTGAATTCTCTTATCAAGTTAAAGTGATCTTCAATGTCCTTTCTCTTGATGTTTGAAGGAGCATTTGGAAAAACATATGGTAAAAGATTTGGCCATAATAAATGTTTATTAGTAAGGTCTTCATAGTCCTTGCCAAGCAAGGTCGTCCAGAATCCAAAAGGTAATCGGCTTAATACATCCTCTCCTTTCACCCAGCTTTTTACAATAGAAGCATCATCACGAGCTTTTTTAACATGACTTTCAGTCGTACTATATTTGATGCGATTACCGTTTTTTACCCATCTCACAGCATTCTGTTTACTCATTTTGGCAATCTTTCTGTCTTGTATTGCTTTAACTAATTGTTCAAACCATAAGTCATTATTTTTATAGGAAACGAAGTTTGATCCATTCGCACTGTTTGGTTGATGATAGTTTTTTACAGCAACATCTATAGCATTTCTTAAAGTAATTTCTAAAGTCTGCATTAGCGGATAAATTGCTCCAGCTAAGGCAATGTTCCAATAATATGCTCTTAGTTTCTGATTGGGATCAGTTAGCTTCAAAATATTTTCATATGTACTTAATCTAGGGGTAGAAATAAAATCGCTCATTTTTTAATGAAGTAATCCTTGTTTTTAGATCTAAAGTATAGGGTAGTTGTACTACCCTAAAAATGAGTGTATTATAGCAAGCATAGACACGTTATGCGTTCCCTGGGATTGAAAAAATCAATTCTATAAACATAATGTAAGTAATTTGGAAAAACCACCGAAAGGTGGTTTTTCTCTATCTATAGTTTGGTTTTCTCTAGATCCTTATGACCTGTTATCAAATCATAATCGATTCAGCTAACTTGAAATCTTTTAACTCGTTATAAAACATTTAGACTGAATTTATAAAAATTATTTGTTAGTGTTTTATTTATAAATCATCAATAACTCATCAAATTTAAAGGGATTTCTACTTAATTTTTCTCTACTCATTGACCAGTTTCGATCAGGAACAAAGCACGGTCCGATACCTATTTTTTTCTTTCCAAATTTACTATGGATACCATCCATAGCTTTCATCAAACATTCCTTTTTCTCTATATGCTCAAAGTCGGTTAAGAGGTCATAGGTATGGCCAGATTTCGGCTCAAGACCAGTCAGCACAACACCGCATTTCTTGTATTTAATACCTTCTCTATAAATATCGCTAACCATCCGTGTCGCTGCTTTAACAAAATCAATAGCGCAATCCGTGGGCTCAGAAAACGAACCTGTGATTGATTTGTTGAAGAACGGCACGTTGGAATCAAAAGGGTTTGACTGTACAAAAGCAATCATACATCCGCATAAAAGCCCCTCATCACGAAGCCTTTTACACGCATCTTGAGCATACATAGAGATAGCTTCTTTTATATCTGTTAGTTCAGTTACGCGACCACCGAAAGACCGACTAGCGACAATTTGTTTTTTTGAAGGGGGAGTATGCTCGATCTCAATGCATGAGATACCTTGCAATTCGTAAATAGTTCGAGCCATAACAATCGAAAATTTTTTTTGCATCTCTCGAGGTTCAGCACAAGCTAAATCAAGCACCGTATTAATACCCATGCTTTGCAATTTTTTTGAGTGCTTACGGCCAACTCCCCAAACTTCAGATACTTCAATTAATGAGAAATAATATTCTTTGTTGCACGGATCCATATTTAAGAGATCACACACACTGTTAAAACCGGGATTCTTTTTAGCAATATGATTTGCAATCTTTGATTCTGTTTTACTTCTGCCGATTCCGACACAGACTGGTAGGCCAAGCCATTTCCATATTTGCTCTCGCATTTGTTGCCCGACCTTTTCAAGATCGAAATTCTTTTCATACGCGGTAAAATCAACAAAGCATTCATCTATTGAGTAAGGTTCAACTTCTTCCGCAGTTACGTACGAGCTCAAAATTTTGTGAAAACGTCTCGACATTTCTGCATACATTGAATAGTTGCTTGAAAGTACGAGTACGTTATGTTGTTGGACTATGTCTTTAATTTGGAATAACGGCACACCCATTTTAATGCCTAACACTTTAGATTCATTGCTGCGAGCAACGGCACATCCGTCATTATTGCTGAGCACAATAACGGGCTTATCATTCAAAGATGGATCAAAGACTCTTTCGCAAGAAACGTACATGTTATTGACGTCAATCAAGAAAAAGACTTTATTCTCATGCTTCATGAAGTTCTTCTTGTCATTTTAATAATATGAGTGACAACCCCCCAAACTATTAATTCCTGTCCTTCTGAAAGATAAATATTTTTATATTCTGGATTTTCGGCTTTGAGCCATTTCCTAGACTCTTCAATCATTAAGCGCTTAACCGTAAAATCATTATCGATTAGAGCCACAACGATGTCGCCATGCTTTGCATCTAAACTACGATCGACAATTAGTTCATCATCAATTTCGATTCCTGCATTCAACATAGATAAAGATGCAACTTTGACAATAAAGGTTGCAGTTTCATTCTTAATTAAGTGCTCGTTCATATTGAGAGCTTTGTCGATGTAGTCTTGTGCTGGGCTGGGAAAACCTGCTGAAATCTTCTCTAGAGCATAGGGGACAAGCATGTGAGTGGTTGGTATAACTTGCTTGATTGATAAGGCCTCAGATAAAACAATACTACTTTGTAGATATGGTTTTATCTGGATGATGGATGGTGCAATTTCGCTCATAGAATATCCCCCTAACTTGAATTTGTAACATATTCAAGATGATATGCTAGAGCTTAGTTAAATTTCAAATTTAAAAAGTTGTGAATAAACAAGCAGAAGTCACAAACTGACGTGCTTAATCATACCGTTGGTCAGAAAGTGAACATATGGAATTGAAAAATAATTCGCTTTTGTATCACTAAAAAAATTATTTTAAAAAATACTATTGTTAATATGCGGTATATAATACATTTTTTATTAATGATTTTTTCTTTAAAATTTTTTGAAAGTTTAACTATTGTAACACTAAATACTAATAAAATAATTAATAAGCAATATTGTTTTTATATTTAACATATTGTTTTTATTGCACTTTATTTTATTTAAAATAGAATTTTATAATAATAATTATAATCTATTATATTTTGTTATAGATAATAATTATTATAACGTTAGACGGGTTAGTCTTTTGTTTGTAGACCGATAATGTTTTAAGAAAAGGGTTATTATTTTGAAATATCTAGTTACAAACAGGTAGTTTTAATATTATATAAAAGTTGGCTAGTATTGATTTGGTTATTTTAACTCTTTCAATGGATTTATTTTTTTATGAGAATTTTTTCATATTTATTAATCATAACAGCAGCAATAATTTTTTATTTTAGTATAAAGTTTGGATTTGATTTAAAAACAGCCTTTTATACTTTATTTTTATTAGTGGTTTGGTCAGTATGTTGTTATTTTTTATACAAATTTTATGATGATATGGGATATCCAAAAATCTGGTTTTATCTATTTTTCGGTATTTTATTAAGTTTCTGTTTTTATCCTCTTTTAGAGTTTTATTCATTAAAACCAGAAGGTTATGATGTTTTGGATTGGGCTGGTTTACGAGAGAAGAATTACAGACTTGGCTTTCAACAACAACTTTGGTTCGGAATTTGGTATGGCAAGCTTGCAATCACAGCTTTATTTGCAGCAATTGCAGTAGTAATTCAGCTACTCTTTGATACTGATTATTAATACAGTAAATATTGGAAATAATAATAACGGCCAAGAGCCGTTATTATTATTTCCAATTTTTTTAATAAAAAACAGTTAGAGAAATAGGCATGCATAACTCTCTTACTGTTTATTATAAATATTTATTATGCAGCGCTCAGCATCTTGGCAATTTCAGATGCTGTAGGATTGTAATAAGTATTTACTAAAACGCTAATCGTTTTATGGCCTGTAATCTTGGCAAGGATCTCTACAGGCAAACGGTAGTCGTGAACAAAACGAGTAATTGCTTCATGACGTGTGTCATGGAACGTAATAACACCATCTAAGCCAACTCTGCGTAAGTTACGTTGCCATATTAATCGAAAGGCATTAGATGTTAGAGGAACCATGCGATTATCGTCAGGATCATCAGGTAACCAAGAAAGTAACTCTTTTGCCTTGGAAGTTAATGGCACATCACGAGAAGTACCGTTCTTAGTATCTAATAGGCGAATGAAATCAGGAAATACTAATCGCTTCTCTACACTAAGTATTTCACCTTTACGCATTGCAGTTTCAAGCGCAAATAGAAATGACCAAGCAACTCGGTGTCTTGGCTGAACAGGCACTTTTCCCCATTCATAATCGAGCCCAGCTAAAACAGCATCTATATGGTTCTGATAAATCCTTTGATTACGTGGAGGAGGGGCAGTAGGTTTTGATATTTCTTTGAATGGATTTTCTTTAGTTAGAAATAGTTCTTTCCGAGCAAAGTCAAAAACAGAGCTATACATAGCCATTTCTCGAATGACTGTTGCACCTTTAACTTGCTTTAACCGTTTATCACGCCATTGTTTAACTAATGCTGGTGATAGGTCATGAATTGATTCGTCTGCTAACTTCCCCCAATTTTTCTTTAGGCATTTAAGCATTTGAACAATTAAGCGGGCACTCTTCATTTTTCTGCCTTCTTCTTGATAGTACTGTTCAAAAAGAGCATAGAAGGAGATATGGATTTTTTCAGGCTCAGGGTTAGCCTGTTGAGATTGTAATTCTAATAATTTTTTTGCGGCCCATTGTTCACACTCACTCGCAGTATCTCGAGTAGCTGTGTAACGTTTTCCTAAGTAACGAACAGTGATGCGCCACGCGTCCCCGCGCTTAACCGGCTTTTGCATAATAACACTCCAAATTTCGTGGTGTCGCCGCGACACCAAAATTCGCGAATGCCTAAAAGACATCCACTTTTTTGGTGTCGCAACGGAAATATAAAGCGTTTTTTAATGCGAATTTTGACTATTTTGAGTAGTCAAAGCTGACCGATCGACAATAAAAAACAGGCCACATAACTCGTTAAAGTTATGCAGCCTATTGATTTTAATACATAAAATCTTGGAGCGGGAAACGAGACTCGAACTCGCGACCCCAACCTTGGCAAGGTTATGCTCTACCAACTGAGCTATTCCCGCAATGTGAGCACATTATAGAGTGTTTCACTAAAGTGTCAACACTCTTGTGATTTAATTGAACATTTAATCAGCACGACGCCAAACTGTCCCTTGACGCGTATCTTCTAATACAACACCTTGGTCGAGCAAAGACTGACGAATACCATCTGCTTTAGCAAAGTCTTTTGCTTTTTTCGCATCAACACGTTGTTGAATGAAATCTTCAATTTCAGCATCAGACAAAGCAAGCGCTTCTTGTCCAATATCTGATTTTAAGAAAGCATCTACATCGTGTTGTACCAAACCTAAAATGTTGGTGAGGTGACGTAACGTTGAATAAAGCACAGTCGCTTGGTTAGCTTGCTCTTCTTTTACAGCACGGTTTAACTCTTTATTGAGTTCAAACAATACAGCCATTGCTTCGGCAGTGTTGAAGTCATCACACATTGCATTATTAAAACGTTCAATAAAGCTTTGATCAAGCGTTTCAGTTGTCGTTTGACCATACACTTGTTGGTAAGCTTTAAATGAATGATAGAAGCGAGTTAAAGAAGTTTTTGCTTCTTTCAATGCCACATCAGAGAAGTTCACAGGACTACGATAGTGTGAAGACACAATAAAGTAGCGAATCACTTCAGGGTGGAATTTCTCCATCACGTCGCGAATAGTAAAGAAGTTGCCTAAAGACTTAGACATCTTTTCGCCATCAACGTTAATGAAGCCAACATGCATCCAGTAATTTACATATTGTTCACCAGTTGACGCTTCACTTTGCGCAATTTCATTTTCATGGTGCGGGAACATTAAATCTGAACCACCGCCATGAATATCAAAGTGATTGCCTAGGCAGCAAGTCGACATTGCAGAACATTCAATATGCCAACCCGGACGACCATTGCCCCAAGGAGACGCCCACGATGGTTCATTTTCTTTGGCATGTTTCCAAAGTACAAAGTCAAACGGATGTTTCTTTTCGACTTCTACATCGACACGGTCACTTGCGCCAGCTTGCATATCATCAAGCTTACGTCCAGAGAGGCGACCATATTTCTCAAATTTAGTGACTTCAAAATAAACATCACCATTTGCAGCAGGGTAAGCCGAACCTTTATTGACCAGATTGCCAATCATATTTTGCATCTGATCAATATATTCGGTCGCTTTAGGTGCTTCATCGGGTGCAGCACAGCCTAAATTGGCTGCATCTTCGTTCATTGCATCAATGAAACGAGTGGTGAGCTGCTGAATGGTTTCACCATTTTCATTCGCACGTTTAATAATTTTGTCGTCAATGTCGGTAATGTTGCGAATATAACGAACACTCCAGCCTTGACTACGTAAGAAACGTATAATGTAGTCAAATGCAACCATAACTCGAGCATGCCCGATATGACAGTAATCGTAAACGGTCATTCCGCATACGTACATATCGATGTGACCTTCTTTGCGAGGTACAAATTCAACTTTTTTTCGTTGCTCAGAGTATATAAAACAAACGGTTGCATAAGGGTTTTCAAACAC